TGGGGCGGCGGCGGCGGAATGAAGGGAGACACCTTCTCCGGGTCTGTACAGAAGGCGCACGCGAAGGAGAACCTGTTTGTGCCGACGCCGCGGATCTACTGGCAGGCCGCCGGGCAGACCCAGCAGGCGATCGTGATCGACTACGGCGCGGGCCGTCGGTCGAGCCATGAGGCAATCGCGCTGATCGGGACGCGCAGCCGCTCGGCGACGGTGGAGTACTCCGACGCCGACGTCTGGACCTCGCCGCTCTCCACCTACGGTCTAAGCGCGGTGATCTACGAGGGGCAGGTGTCTCGCGTGGACGGCCAGCGGATCGAGTTGAAGTCTGGAGATCGCGCCATCGTGCCAGGCGAATTCGCTGGGGCCTACCTGCGAGTGACCGCTGGCGCGACATCGGCCCCGGTGGGGAAGACGTTCCTCGTCCGCAAGCACTCCGCGGGAGCTTGGGTCCACCTCACGTCCGAGCTCAACACGGACACCGACTACTCGACCTACCTGATCAGCGCGGGCGACACGGTCGAGATGTGGGTGGATCGGATGGCGCTGCACTACGGCGAGGAGGTGGGACACCGCTTCTGTCGAGTGGTCTTCCCCGACGAGGAGATCGCTCAGGGCAAGCACACCTGCGGAGCCATCATCGCTGGGCCGGCGCTCGACTTCGACCCGCCGCTGGACTGGTCCTGGAAGGACAACCAGCAGCCGAACACCACCGCCTATCGGAGCAAGTCCGGTGTCCGCTGGGCGTACCAAGAAGGCCCCGCCCAGCGGACGCTCCAGGCCCGGTTGATCGGCGACTTCTCCCAGCGATTCCGCGAGGGCTTCCGTCACCTCGCCCGCGAATTCGCGCAGTACGACGTGCGGCCGATCGCGCTCTGCCTGAACCATCAGGACGTGCCGGGGAGCCTGTTCTACGGGTACATCTCGACCGGCGGACAGCTCGATCAAGCGGGCTGGTTCCAGGACGCTGACGGGAACTGGCGCGCGACCGGGGATCTGTCTCTGCAGGTGGTCGAGGAGGTCTGATGTCGGACCAGACGTTTGAAGCGAGCCGGCATCACCTCCGCGCGCTGGACGCTTTTCGTGTTGGCGATCGCGGCCCCGCGGGCTGGCTCGGCCCGCAGTGGTTGACGGCGATCCGCGCCGACCCCGCGCTGCGGCAGGCCCGGATCACTGTGGATCTGGTCTTCGGGGGCGACACCGTAGTCCGTCTCGCGACGGAGCCGCTGGTGACGACCTCGGCGACAACCAGCCGGGTCTACACCTACACCCCGGAGCTCTCCGCGGAGCCCGATGTGGAGTGGGGCTACCAGATCGGGAGCGGCCCATCGGAGGTCCGCTCGATGTCGTTTTCGCTCCTGGCATCGCTGGTTGATCCGGCCGGGATCGTATCGAGCGGCCGAATGCTCTGTGGCTACGGCGAGGTCTGCCTGCAGCTGGATGGCGGCGACTACGATCAGCGGATCGTGCTCCTTCGGGGCGAGATGGTCGGGGGGATCGCCTTCGGCCTCGGCGACGAGGAGATGGAGGTTGAACTCGAGGATCCGAAGATCACGGTGGACCTGATCTTCCCTCCTTGGGTGCTTGGGACGGATCGCCACGCCGCGCCGCCGGATGATTGGCTCGGCGAGCGGTACCCGCTGATCATGAACGCCGGGATCGGCGTGGAGTTGCTGCGCTTGGACACCAGCACGACGGCGCCGGACTGGCTCGCCGCCCACGGGCATGACATCACGGTGGACGCCTCCTACATCAACGGCGACACCCACGCGCTGCTGCTCACGACGTCCAATGCGACGGACGACCTCGGCACGCAGTACACGAAGATCTCCTTCTCGGTGAGCACCTGGGAGGAGAACGACACCGTGCAGGTGGATGTGTCCACGGGGACACAGCGCGATCTGATCGCCGTGATCCAGTCGTTGATCGAGGGCTACTCCTCCCTCGGAGTCCAGGGCGTCAACGCGCCGATGTTCGCAAAGGCCCGATCGAAGATCCCCCGAATCGTCCCGCGCGTGGTGATCAACGCCAGCTCAGCATCGGACGAGGCGGGCGTGCTCTCCATCATCGAAAGCACGATCTGCGCCAGCTTCCCGATGGTGTCGATGGCGTGGCGCGGCGGGAAGTACGGGCCGGTCGTCACCGACTACCGCTCACCGCTGACCTCGTTCGACCTGACCGCGGGTCAGTACCCGCTGGTGGATCGCGTGTCCTTCGTGCAGGAGGTGCCGAAGGAGGAGGTCTTCAACCGGTTCACCGTCCGCTACGACTACGACGGCAGGAACAACACCTTCCGTGGGGTGGTGACTCGCGAACCCGCGAACGATCCTCTCTGCCTGCTCTCCGAGGGCCAGGTCGGGCCACGCGCCGCCGAGACTATGGAGTCGCGGTTCATCGCGACCCAAGCCCATGCCGACTATGTGATCGACTGGATGGTCGCCCACCTCTCGGTGCCCTCCTACTACGTGGAGTGGTCAGCGTTCCCGTGGGTGGCGCTGTTCATCGAGTTGGGCGATCGTGGCTGGTTCTCGGACCCTGATTTCGGATGGGTCGCGGAGCGCGCGGTGGTCCAGCGGATCTACTGGAAACGGGGTTGGTGCGTGATCGGACTCCGCGTATACCCAGGGAGAAAGCGGCTCACCACGCTGAGATCGTAAGGTGTTTCCCTGGCCCGGGTTATCGGGTAGCACGTCATGTTGGCCGACTCGGTCTGAGATACCATCGAGAAAGCCTGGGGTATGCGATGTCCGATCTGATCAGCCTGAAACCGACCGTCACCCCCGAAGCGGCCCAGGCCGCCATCGAGGAGGTGGTTCGCGCTGCTGAAGCCGCCGCGATCGCCGCCGCGACTGAGATCGCCCGCGAGGTGATCACGGGCCAGATCGACGCCACCGACATGGGCGAGCGGTTCGCCGAGGAGATGGACGAGATCCAAGATGACCTCGCGGATCGCATCGGCGACCTGCTCGATGATCTGTGGGACTTCAACGTGATCCCCGGCGGCCCGATCGGCCTCACCTTGGAGGCGCTGGATGGCCCTTTTTGGGATCGCGTGATCGGCACCCTCGGCACCATCGGCCGCGAGCTCGTTGCCAAGGCGCGCGAGTGGGCCACCTCCGCGCTGAGTCGCGAGGCCCGCGCCGCCCGTAAGGCCGGCCGATCCGCGCGTCTACAGCGGCGGGCCGAGGATCTGGCTGACTCGCGCCCGCGCCTTTCCGCGTTCCTGGCGAAGCGGTCGGTGCGGCTGCGTGAAAGAGTGAACGAACTCCGCTCCCCCAGGAGTTGATGTGCCGGATCTTCCACCGCCCGCGGCCACCTCGCCCGGTGTGACGCAAGCCCAGGCTCAAGCCCAAGCCACATTCATCGCCGGCATTGGCTCGGCGCTGGTCCCCTACGCGATCCCAGCTATGAAGTGGGGATTCGCGATGCTATTCGGCGCGGTTCTGGCCGGCGGTGGGCATATGGTCGGAAGGCCGGCAACAACGGTGGCTGTTTCGTCGCCGATAGATGGGTTGACCGAGGATCAGATCCACGTGATCCTGGCCTCGCATGATCAGGCCGCTCATGGCGATTCTCCGACGCGAGAAGAGTTCCGAAACCTCGCGGAGACGGTTGGCACCATGAGCGGACAGATGAACACGGTCCTCTACTTGGCCTGCAAGTCGGCGAAGAAGGACGGGGTGGACTCCGTGGAGTGCCGCGACCAATGACCATCCTGAACCTCTTCTCCCCTGAGATGCTGATGGATGGGGTGGTGGCGGTCACGATAGCCTACATGCTACCGGCGCTAATCGGATGGGAGATCGAATGACGATGGCTGGAATGGATGCTGCCGATCCTCTCGTCGCGGTGATCGCTTGGGCTCTCACGGCCCTTCTTCGCCGATGGACTCCGGATGGTTGGGGCTGGCTACGGAAGGCGACGCCGGCGATCGCGATGCTCGTCGCCGTGTTCGTGCGGACCATCTGGGGGATACTCGAGAGCGGCGAGGTTGTGACCGCGGATCTGGTGCTCCACGGCGTCACGGCCGGCGCGCTCGCCGTGTGGGGCCATTCGCAGTTCCGCGAGGTGCTGAAGGTGTCGAGCGACGCTGACGCCCCTACCACGGATGGGCACGATTCCGGGTCGTGATGCCGTCCTCTGGATCGACGTGCCGGCGCTGGTGCTCCTGACGGTCCTGATCATTCGGACCTGCTCCGCGGGTAGATCGCGCCCGCGAGGTGCGTGTGGGACGACAACGGCAACGAAACCAAAGAGCACGAACCATACGACGAGCGGGGCAGAGAAGACGAAATAAGGCGCTGATGAAACGGTGCCGCCGCTGCGACTACTGCGGCCGTCGAATGCACTTCATCCGTAAGTGCTTCTGCATCCTGACCCTGTTTCTCGGGGAGAAGTCGACAGCCAACCATCCCCGTCAAGGGGTTTCTCAGCGAGGACACGGGGAACGGAGAACCATCTACGAGGCATTCCAACGAGCGGTAGGTGGTGGGCTCGGGGTGTTTCTGCTCTCCCAGGGGTAGATGCTTCTCGGTGGCTTTCCGGCCGCGGGAGGTGAGCGATGCACCATACGACTCTGGCGTACCTGCGAGCGACAGCGAAACTCGTCCGCACGGTGCAGTCCTCCCCAACGAAAAGCGTTTTGATTCGCGAGCGCCGCCGAAGCGTGGGGTCGACGCAGGCTCAGTGGGTCAACGCCGGTTGTCCCGACCTCCCTGGCGATGTTGAGGCCCCGATGGTGCCCACCGTTCCGGATCTGGTAGTCGATCCGCGACGCGCCGCCGGCAAGCGCACGCTGTCGGATCGAGACTGGGATCGCGTGTCCTTGATCTGCGAGGTGGTCGAGGAGCGGGAGAAGGCTGTCCGCGTGAACGCCGGCGACCAGGGGAAGCACTGGATCCCGCGGTCGGTGATCCGCTTAGGCGGGAAGAAGATCGGCGACCGCCTCTCCGTCGGCGACTTTGAGGAGTACGAGGTTCCGCGCTGGGTGCTGGAGTGACGATGTGGGACGAGTTGGCCGAGGCTGAGCGAGAGCAGGCGATCCGAGCCCTTCTCTCGGCGTCGGTGCACGTTCACCGGCAGAGATTCGCCGGGAAGCATGAGCAGGACCGAGCGGACTCGCTCGCGTGGCAGGACGAGCACTGGGCGCTGATGGCGAAGCTCAAGCGGCTGCGCCGAGCGGCTTCACGGGTGCGTGGCCGATCCTCGGTCTCGGCGTAGTCGAGGAGGCTCGCACCTATCCACGCCATGAAGGCGATGTTTCCCTCTGCCCCCGTTGGAACCTCGGAGGGATGAACCCCGAGGCTGTTGGCGAACGCGCGGAAGCGGGGCTGGAACGGTCCGGTCCGCGTCACGGCGACTCCTCTGCGTGCTTCGCGAGTTTCTGCAGCGCAGCCTCCGCGAACCGCCGGGCCTCGGCCATCGGCACGCGCGCCGAGTACATCGAATTACGCGGGCTGTTGAACAGGTAGTGATCTCCCTGTTTGTACGCCGCGCAACGACGGAACGATTCCGACTCACCCCGAAGGATCGCTTCCGCGATCGCCTTCATCTCGTCGGAGTTTCCTTCAACGTCGGCGTTGGTGATCCGGCCCGAGTAGGTGAAGGCGAGTCCGATGTCTCCGAGCGGCTCCAGCCCATGAGAGCCATCGTGATCTGCTCGTTCGATCGTCCACCAATCCCAATCGGGGTCACCGTTGGGTGCCAGCACCAGCCGGCCCGTGAAGTCCTTGTCCTGAAAATCTCCGCGCATCGATCCTCCAATCTCGGATCTACCCCCGAGCCAACTCGCGCGAATTCGTGCCACGGATCTGCGCCCCCCAGGGGTAGATCGAGATCGAGCAAAGGAGATTTCATGTCACACTGCACCTGCGGACGAACAGACGCCCATGTCGTCGCTCGCCGACAGACTATGGACGAAAAGGCGCTGGTGTTGCGTTCCGACGGCCACCTAGCGGGGGCTTTCGGCTTCCACCTCCCCGGCCTCGGCCAAGCATCGACAGGATGGGGCGCAGAAGCTGACCTAACGGCCGGATGGGCCCTGATGGGTGTCGCTGAACTGTTGACGCTGAAGGAGGCGATGAAGGGCTACGCGGCGCTCAGGAAAGAGGCTCGCCGGGCATTCCTCGGACTCCCCCATCATCCTGACGGCCTGACCCCTGAACGAACCCGGCGGATTGTGTTCGACGCGCTCTGACGCCTACCGCAAGATCCCCCGTCCATACCGCCGCTGTACCTCCATCCCCTCTCCCTGGGGGACAATGAGGGTACGGCGGTGATCTTGCGTCTGTTTAGCGGCCCAGGGGTAGGTCCAGCGTAAACAAGGAGCCCACATGCCCACGATACCTAACTCCCACCTTCGTGGGGCTACCGAATTCACCTGCGACAACTTCCGGTGCGTGTTTCGCCCTGCAGCGATGGATATCCGGTATGCGGATCGTCTTCGATCCGAGAAGGTTTCTCGAAGCCGCAGCAGGCAGGAAACATCTCCTTAGCGTTGACCCTTCGCCCCCCCGGGGGTAGAACCAGATTAGCCGTTCCGGCACCAGCCGGCGACGGGGTAATCGGTCGAGCCCGTTTCGCATCCGGGCAGATCGTAGGGAATCATCACCCCGAGCCCCGTCGCCTGTTGAGCAGGTTGATTCCCTGCGCGTCGGCGGTCGGATTCCGATGCGATCACCTGCCTCCGCGCCTCCCCGCCCATCAACCGACAATCTCGGTCCGGGTTGGGGCCCGAGCCGTCACGCTCGCCCGCGCTTCTACGCTGGCTCCGCGGCTGATGCTGGCGAGCGCCGCCTGTGGATGGCGATCCAGTCCGCAAATGGGCCAACAAAACTGGCTCTGATCTATCTCGCGCCGTCGCTCGCACGACTGGCGCGCCGTCGCGGTTCGCGCGTCCAGATATCTGTCCGCTACGTCATGGCCGGGGCCGGCGTTGGTCGTCCGGCCGCCCGGGCCGCTCTGCGGATCTTCCGCCGCTGCTTCGATCTGCCGGTGGGCGATCGAAGCCACGGGTGGATGACCATCACGCCGGCGATGGTCGAGGCCTGCTGGCGAGTAGCTGAGCGGTCCCACCTCGAGGGCTTGCTCCGCGATCCGTGCTGCGACTTCGCGCAGGTGGAGTGGGTGGGTGTGACCACGGTGCCGGCGAAAGGATCGAGCCGGCGCTTCCGCTGCCTCTGCTCGGCGCACCACCGCGGGGATCGGCGTCCATCAGGCGTGTGGGACGCGGCGACTGGCGTGGGCACGTGCCAGCGGTCCGGGGCGGTGTTCCTCGTGGAACCACTCGGCGGTGGACGTCTCGCTCTGCGTCGTCTGGTTATCAGTGCTGCCCGCGCTTCTCGTCCATGTGCTCTCAATAATGCGCCTCGGGGCGGCGATGGCGTGGTCTGTGCGTCGTCGATGGGATCTGCAGTGCCGGACTGGGATCGCGGTCTGTTTGCGTGCGGGCGACTTCGCGAGTGGGCTCCGGGTCGAACCGCGATGTCTCTCCGAGTGAGCTCGTCGCGATCTCGGCTGGCTCGGATCAGGTGGGCGGCGCAGCAGTTCGGTGGCCCAGCGGGCGAGGCGGCGGCGTGGGAGGAGGCTTGGCTCCAGGAGCGCGGAGATCTGGAGGGGACGGTGCTGCCGGATCGGCTGATGCGGATCGCAGATGTGCGCGTGTGGCGAGGTGACTGGGTGGACACGCCGAACGGTGGGCGACGACCGCTCACGGAGATCGTGACGGAAACCGGAACCTGGCGGGTGCTGTCGGATCTGGACGGTTTCGGATCGCTCTCGATGACGAGGACGAGGTGGGAGGCGGTAGCCGCGGGGGTCGAGCTGATCGCGCGGGGGTCGTGGCTGGTGCGCGCCGCGGAGGTGGGGATCCAGACCTCAACCTATGGGCTGCAGGTGGTGTGGATCCTCCGGGAGTGGAACGGTGGGCGGGCGTCACAGGCGGCGATGTACCAGGATCAGCGAGTCCGAGCAGAGCTCGCGCGCATCTCCTCGGCGGTGCTGGAAGTGATCCGCGGGGCGGCCGGCTGTTTCGACGGCGAGGTGGATTCCGCGGTGTGGCGTCCCGGCCAGTGCGTCAGGCTGCCGGGCTTCCGTGTGAGGGTGAAGGCGATGAAGGGCGAGCGCGTGGCGTCGCCGATGGTCGAGCGCGCGGTGGTTCGCTGGACGCTGGCTCAGGGGTAGATGGTGAAGGTCATGGGAGAACGACGATGAAGAAGTCACTGATCGCGGTGGGCGGTATCTACACGAACGAGAAAGGCCGGTTCCGACAGGTGATCGGCGCGGGTGCGGAGTTTAGAATTTATGGCGGACAGGAGGACTGCGATTGCGTCGGCTACCTGTCTTGGCGCATCGCCCCCGGCGGGGAGGTGGTAGAGGTTTCTCCGCCGGTTGGGACATGGTTCTCGCACCGCTCAACCCTTCGATCCTTCGCATCGTGGGCGAAGCGCCACGCGCTCAGTTCTGAGATGAGGCGGCTTCCAACGCGAGAAGTCGGTTCTTCACCGCATCGCGGAAAGAAGCGCTATCGGCTCGCCTCCAACCCGATGGAGCAGATGTTCGCGGATTTGTGGGAGGAGAAGAACACCCCGATCCCTGGAAGGCCGCACGGGATGTTGTCCTACGCCGTCGCCGACGGCGTTCTTCCCACGGAGGTCTCCAATCGAGATGCCGAACTGGTCGCCACCGTGATCCAGTGGCTTGGGTCCCCTGTTGGGATGGCATTCCTTCGTGACGCCGGGTTCATTCACCAGGGGTAGATCACTGGTGTGACCGCGCGAATACTCGCCCGGCGAGAAACAAGGAAAAGACATGCCGACCCTACCCGAATGGGAACAGAACCCAACGCAGGAGCGCGTGGACGAGTTGATCGCAGAGTTCGCCGGCGTGACCGGTAGCCGCGAGGACGAGTGCTCGATCTCCGACTGCCGCGGCGACGACTTCGTGACCGTGTACGCGGGCCGCGGATCAGTCGCTGCCCACCTCCTGCGGCGTGTCCGCGCGAGCAGCCTTCAGGCGGTGCGCGTGAGCCGCACCTACCGGACGAACCGAGAGGGCGAGCAGGTGGAAACCCACGCTGGCGTCCACATGCGGGTAGATCGGGCGGCGTTCCGCTCGGTCTATCACGCCTTCCGGATCGTGAAGTAGCTCATCGAGGGTAGACCTCAGCACATCGAGGGAGAACGATGATGGGCAAGAATCTCAACGATTCCGGCGAGTTCCAGCTGAGCGGTAGGCCCGACAGGAACGCCCAATGACCCCGGCCGAGGCTCACCTGCTCGTCCACTTCGCGGCGTCGGAGATGATCGCCCGCCTCGGCGACGGGCAGAGGGCTCGATGGATCCCCGTACCTCTCGGAGGGCCTACGGGGCCGGGAGGGAATGCGAAGGTCTGCGCGGAGCTCGCGCGTCGCGGGTTGCTTGAGGCTCATGATGGACCATGCAGCATCGGTCCTTCCTGGTGGGCGCACTACCGGATCTCCACGGGAGGATGGGCGGTTCTTCGGTCCCAGGCGGTTCCGCGGTGAACGCTCGACCTCGAGGAGAGTGCTCGGCGCTCGGGTGTCGGCGTCCCGTTCATGCGCGCGGGCGCTGCACGCTTCACTACCAGAGGATCGCTCGTCTGTTGCAGGCGGGACGGTGTTCGACATCGGGGTGCAAGAAGCCCGTGAATGGGCGGGGCCTCTGCTCCAGCTGCTACTACCGCGCGAAGCGCGACGACTGCCTCCCTCCGAAAGTTGGGCGGGGTCCTCGCCCGGTGACCTTCCTCACGGAAGCCAAAGTGCGAGGAGAGTGGGAGCCGATCGATGGTGCCGATGGACTTCGCGCTTTCTGTGAAGGCGTGGCGCACGGGCTCGCGGTGATTGGGCTGGAGGTCCGGGTGCTTCGGGTATCCCCAGGGGGAAATGCTCGGGTGCTCCCCGGCCCTTGGGACGGCAAGAACACGGCGGCGGGGGGTAGGTCCTCTCCAGGAGGTACCGACGATGGCTGAGATCGATGATCTGCGCCGGCTGTACCTGGAGGCAATTGGGCAAGCTACGCCGGACCTATTGGTGACGCATCTGATCGATCAACTCCGCGGAGCCGCGGCCGGAGGCCTGCCGTCCCTATACATCGATCTGCGAACATTGCCTGAGGATTTGCGCGCGGTTGCTCGCGGCTTGCGAGATCGACGGATCACTGTGATTGAGTGGTGCGAGTTGGGCGAGGGGCCGGATGGCCGCTTTTTTCGTGGCCCGGTACGCGGACTCTCTCTCAAAGGTTGGGCCCCACCTAGAGAGGAGGACTGAATGTCCCTCCCTCGCATTCCGAATTGGAAGCAGCCAGGTCCGCGAGTACGACTGACCTCAGAGGTGGTCGAGGCGTTCGATCAGTACCGCCGCGAGAAACCGGCATGGGGCGCATTCCATGTCGTGCTCGCTGATGGCAACTGCCATGATTGTTTCTGTGATGTAGATTGGCTGGTCGAGCGCGGGGCGCCTCATGGGTTGGCGGTCTTGCTCCACCGAATGAGCCCAACCCAACGCGGGCGGCTGGCGAGGATCGTATGAGATTGGAGCGACTGGAGGAGTTGAGTTCCCTGCTAAGCAAGGCCAACCGAACAGGGGATCTGACCGTATGTGATTGGCCACAGACGGACGAGGAACGCGACATCGCTGAGCGGGCGCTGGATTGCTACCGTCAGGCTGGTGTGTTGGGGACCATCAAGGCTGAGTTGGTCACGCACCAAGCGACGGCGCAAGCCGAGGTAGCTGTTCTGAGCGACCGGATCGAAGCGGTCGAAGCGGCCCAGCAATCCCTACATGGGAGGGTGAACCTCCTGCTCGATGTCGCGGCTTCCGAGGCCACCTGAGAACAGAAACCGCGCCGCCGGGATTAGATCATCTGCGAACATCCACTCTAATGAGTTGAGGGAGAGGCAGATGACGACGAATGGAACAGGTCCCGGCCCGGAAATCGCGGGGCTCGACGGCTTCGTGCAGGAAGCGAGAAATGGGCTCGGGGCGCTCTGCTGGTGGGATCTCTACGGAACGAAGATCCGGCCCGCCGCGCTGCGAGGCATTCTCGATCGCGAGGGCTTGAGCATCGACGTCCCCGATCCAGACCCGGCAACCGAGGCCCGCCGCGCCGCACGCGCCTGGAAGTCGAAGGACGACGACGGCCGCCGCTACCGCGGCGAGGTGGTCAAGATCGAGGATTCCGACGTGGTGAAGGTCTGTCTGCAGCGTCGGCGCGTCCGCGGACAGGGGCGCTCCAAGGCGTTGGACTGGAGGACGGTGGACAGTGTGGTGCTGGACACCACCACTCGGCGGTGGACGGTTTCCGCCGATACCGCGATGGTCCGTGCGTTCGTGGCGATGGCCGACGGGATGATCGAATTCCTGGACCACACCTTCATCCGGCCGAACGTGATTCACCGCGAGCTCTCGCGACTCCGCGCCTTCTCGGTGAAGGCGAGCAGCGGGATCTGGTACGTCCCGCAGGCCGCGATGTCAGACCTCGGCGCTCTGCAGCGAGTCGTTCGCGCGATCGGGAGTAGTGATCTGCACTGCGTGAATCTGCTCCCCACGTCATCCACGCGATATGCGGTGGTGTCCGGGGTTCAGACGGAGATCCGGTCTGAGCTCTCCACACTCGAGGACAAGTTGGAGGACTGGCAGGCGTCCACCCGGAAGATCCGCACCGACGCCATCGCGTCTACGCTCGCGCGCTACACGGATCTCGCAGAGCGAGCGAGCCTCTACGCCGACTCCCTGCAGATCCGACTGGACGACATCAGCGTAGCCATCGAGGCGAGCCGCGCTCGCGCTCGCGAGTTGATCGACGGGAACATCGACGCACACTCAAATCCGAACACGAAACCCCTGGGGGTCGGCGCGCTTCGGACTCTCGGGGTTGCGCGGAACCTCTACGCCCGGCGAGGAGCCTTCACGCTGGACGACTTGGAGAATGAGGTCACGATCCAGTCAGAAACCCTCGCGATGTACCTGCGAAAGCTGGAGCGGCGTGGAGAGATCCGGCGCGAGGGGAAGACGGAAGACGGCAACGTGCTCTGGTGCGCGGGGTCGATGGTTGAGAGCACGCCGGCGCCGAGCGCCTGAGGAGATCGCGATGGGATTCCAGGACAAGCAGCGGGTGGCGAGCACCGTGAAGGCGGTACCTGCGGGGTTCGATCAGCGCGCGCCGCCGTTGGTGATGCAGGATCTCGCTCTGGCGACGCTCCGCGAAGCGCGGCAGACCTACGAGTCGGATCCGCGAGTTGATTTCGGCTTCCATGCCTTCGGGTTCCGGGTGAACGGGCAGAGGCACAACGCGGAGGTGATCTCGACGCCGATCACCGTGTCGATCAGCGATGACTCGCTCGAGTACCTGAAGCATCACCAGGTCGACATCGGAAACCACTTCTACCACCTGATCGTACGGCACGCGTCGGCGATCCCGAGCGCCCTTCTCTTGGGGATCGGGGTGCTGCGACTGGCCCGCGGGATCTTCCCGAGATGCGCGCGCGACCTCGCAACGGCGACGATGTGGGAGTCCCTGGGCTTGTCAGGGAAGATCGATCCGCCGTGGCCGGACGAGGAGGGGGTCTGCTTCACGCTGGACACACCCTACGGTCGAGAGTCGTGGGCGTGCCTGCGACCGGTAGGTGAGTGGGCCGATCCGTGCGGAGAGCCCGAGCGGGTCTACATCGAGGCGCGAGACATCCCGCGGATGTACCCCGAGGAGCGAGTTTCCCGACCGTGGACCCAAGAAGAATAGTCGCCTGCGTGGTCAGTCTTTTTTCTCCCAAGGGTAGGTCGAAGACGACGGGCCGCCGCCCGATCAGAGCAAGGAGTGAACAGATGACCCTTCCCCCCTCGACTACCACCGTCCGACCCGACGCGGACCTCGCAGTGCTCGCCCGACTCGGCGCGCTGCGGACCTCTCTCGATGCCGCCCTTCTGGAGCGGAAGGAGGAGGTGCAGTGCGCGCTGATTACCGCGATCGCCGGGCAGCACCTCTTGCTCTTGGGCCCTCCGGGCACGGGGAAGACCTACCTCGCGATGATGCTCGCCCGCGGCCTCGGGATCGATCGCGATCGCATCTTCGTCCGGCTGCTCACGAAGCACTCCGTCCCCGAGGAGCTGTTCGGCCCGTACTCCCTCCGCGGACTGGAGGAAGATCGCTACGAGCGGAAGATCGAGAAGTATCTCCCCGAGGTTCAGTTCGCCGTGCTGGACGAGATCTTCAAGGCCAACTCTGCGATCCTCAACCACCTGCTGACGCTGCTCAACGAGCGCGCATTTGACAACGGGACCACTCGGATCGACTGCCCGCTGGAGTTCTGCCTCGGCATGAGCAACGAGACCCCACAGGACGACGGACTCGCGGCGCTCTACGATCGGTTCGTGCTGCGCCGCTGGGTCCGCTACCTCAACGACGAGGACAACTTTCGCGCGCTCCTCCGCAGTGGCACCACGCCCCCCGCGGTGTCGGCGCTGGAGCCCGGAGATCTCGACGCTTTGCGCGCGATGGCGGCTCAGGTCGTCGTAGGCGATGAGGTCGTGGATGTCGTGATCGAGATTCGACGTGAGCTCTCCGAGAAGGGGATCGCTCCCTCTGATCGCCGATACAAGGTGGGCATGAGTCTGATCCAGGCTCGCGCCCTGCTGAACGGCCGGACCGAGGCGCTGCCGGACGACGCGATCATCTTGAAGGACTGCCTGTGGGATCTCCCGGAGGATGTTCCGACCGTCACCTCGATCGTGGTGGGTAAGGCCTCGCCCGATCTCAACGAGGCGCTGCGGATCCGGGACACCGCGGTGGAGGCGTTTCAGACGGTGGACCTGTCGAAGATCGAAACCGCGCCCGCGCTGGAGGCGCGTCGCCGGCTTCAGGCGTTGAAGGCGGAGGCCGAGGCGCTGAAGCAGAGCTGGCAGATTCAGGAGGTGATCTCAGACATCGGGAAGATGGAGACCTCGATCAAGCGCGCTGTCGCCGAAGCGATGGGGCTCTGAGATGGGGCGCGATCGCTACACCTTGAAGCGGGGGCTCGATCCCTTGGTCTACGACACCAGCCGTTGGCAGGAGCGTTTGTTTGATTCGCGCCGGTCTGGTCGGCGTCTGCAGGGTGCGATCGGGGATGTCGTGGACGCCGCCGAGCAGATTTCCTTGGACGGGGTCGCGCCCGATGCGATCGGGGATCGGTTCGGGCTGGATGTCTTCGCGCGGCTCTACGGCGATCCGAATCTGCTGGAGATGCCAGAGGCAGACGCGCCATGGGCTCCGCTGGCTCACGGCGTCCTGGACAAGATCGAGGATTTCCAGTCTCTGCGGGCCCTCGTTGAGGGCGATTCGGACATGGCCGCGCTGGCGACAGCCGAGATGCTGGAGGCTCTGGCTCCTCGGCTGCGTGATCTCGCCGAGGAGGCAGAGCGTCAGCGGAAGGAACAGGAGGAGCGCGAGAAGCAGCAGGCCGGACAGGCTCAGCCTGGAGGTGGAGCCGGGGCGCCCGGCCAGGGACGGTCCGCGGGACAGGGTCAGGGACAGTCGCCAGGACAAGGGCAGGGGAAAGCGCCCGGATTCACTGTTGATCCGATGGTCGGTGCACGCGCCGCCGCGCGCGCCGCTGCGGCTTCTGCGTTGGAGCGAGTATCGGCCGCGCGCGCTGGGCTCGCCGGTCTCGCGCCGGGCCTCGCCGCCGCCCCGGCGATGCAGGATCAGCCCGACCCGATTCGGATGAAGCTCGCGGAGGAGTTGGAGCGCCAGCCTGATGTCCAGAAGATCGTAGACCTCGCCGGGCGACTGGAGCGGATCTCGCTGCGCGAGGCTCAGGTGCGCCGGACACGCGATTCCTACGAGGAGGTGGTGGACATCGAGCGCGGTGGAGATCTCGCGCGAATTCTCCCTTCTCAGCTCGCCACTTTGCGGGCTGGTGGTGTTCGGCGCCTGCTCGCCCTGAAGGCGATCGCAGATCGACAGGCGCTGCAATATCGCTTGGAAGGACACGAGCCGATGGGTCGCGGAGCCCTGGTCGTACTGGTGGATGAGTCCAGTTCCATGCGCGCGGGCCTCCCGCTCTCCTTCAACGCCATCGCGCGCGGGATCACGCTGGCCTGCGTTCAGATCGCGCGGCGAGCTCGTCGCCCCGTGTGGGTGATCGGCTTCAACGGTGGACTGACGAGCATTCATCGGATGGATCGGTTGGGCCAGTGCTACCGAGGCAATCCCCGATCGGGAAAAGAGTCGCGAGTCCATGGCGATCTGCCGAGGATGGCGCTGGAGCTGATCCAGCGAGGGTGCAGTGGAGGGACCAACTTCGGGCCGCCGCTGATGTTCGCGATGCGCGTGCTCAACGGAGAGGAGCGGCCGGATCTCGTCTTCATCACAGACGGTCAGGCCCATGTTCCCCCTCAGGTCGAAGGGCCGATGACAGAAGCGAAGGCGGCGGGGATGCGAATCTACGGGATCGCGATGGGCGGCGGCAGCATCACCCCAGCGATGGAGATGATCTGCGACGTTGCGATCGACTTCGACCCGGACGCGAAGCACCTCGCTCGCGTGCTCCCCGCGTGACGGGCGAGCCTCCGGACATCATCACCGTCTATGCTCTGCTCGCTGAAATCCAGCCGCTCGCCCCCCTCGGGGGGTGGGCTCCAGTCGGAGGCCGGGTGCAGCAACTACTCGACGCTCTACGGGGTGAGGGGGGAGTGACACGGCGCGAGGTGAATCAGCTCCGGGCCTGGGCGGGTCGTTGGTCCATGCTGCACCCGAAGGTGCAGGCCTTCTACGTGCGCCATGCGCCCAGCGAGGGGAAGCACCTCGACATCGTCCGAGTAGCCCTCTGGCGGGTCCTGCGTGGCGGACCCCCACTCGAGGACTGGATGTACGGGCGACTCTATGAGATTTGGGCCATCGACCACGGCGACCGCCCACGCGGAATCGAGATTGCGCCCACAAAAATATCGTCGATCCGGGTGTTCAACTAACCCGCTGGCGGGATACGATACGATCGTCCCCTGACGGGACAGAGCAAGGAGAACAGCATGTCCTACCCCTATTCCCCGGAAAACTGGGCCTTCGTCCTGGCCCATTCAGACGAGATCTACGCGAAGGCTCGTCAGATGTGGCGGGACGGTCGCCTGGAGTTGGAGGAATTCCACTCTCGTCTGATCGAGTACATCGCGAAGCACGCCCACAAGTTCGATCCTGAGCGCGGCTCAGCGGTCACCTGGATCTACTGGCGCACTCGCGCGCGCAGGGACAAGGAACTCCGACGCCTGAACGTCCGACAGGACCTCGCGACCTCTACGCAGCCGGTGTGCACGATGGGCGTTGTAGTGGAGTCGGGCGCAGATAGCGCGTTCACCCCGGCCAACGGCGACGGGATGTGGGAAGCCCACAACGGGTGGGGCACCGAGGAGGCGATGGTCGTGGAGGTGAACATCGAAACGATGCTCCCCGCGATGCTCTCCACCGGCACCCCCAAGCAGGTGAAGGCCGCGCTCTCGGTGGTCGAGGGCTGGGATAGTCGAGAAGTGCGACGCCAGATCCGATGCACCTTGAAGGAGCGGGATCTACTACTGCGTGAACTCGGCTCCGCCTATCTCGGATCTGCTGCCTGATGACGGAAGCCTCCCTTCCCCGAACCCCGCCCGTGAATGCGATCTTCTGGTCGCTCCGGGAGCAGTGGGTCAATCAGGGGGAGGGTCGGCGCTACTGTGATTTGGCCGAGGTGCTGACGAGGTACCTGCAGATCAAAGTGAGCCCGCAGAAGCTCTCGCAGTGGTCCACGGGGAGCGACAACCGCCGGCCTCCGTGGGCGGCGATCTACTGGCTCATGCAGGAGACAGAGTTCGACGTGAAGTTGACCCCGGAAGGCGCGCGGCTTCAGAGGAGGAACGCGCCCGAGGAGCTGTAGTGGAGATCGTCGTCCGAGTCGCGGAAGACCTGTCCTTCGTAGATCCAGATCCACCTGATGGAGTCGAGCCGCCGCGGGGTGGCCGAGTCCTGCGTCGGATCGTGGAGCGCCTGTTGAGGGCGACGACACACATCAACCCTTCCTACGTCCGCGCGCGCCAACAGGGGCGACGAGCGGATCCGCGGACGGACACGGTGCGGCTACTTCGCCGCGACGATGGGCGGATCAGCATCCCGCGAGGCTATCTGTCCGAGCTTCGCGCTGCGGTGGCCGCCGAAAAGATCCCGATCGTGTGGGACATCCAGGTGAGATCGAACGAGTCGGGCCCGATGTCGATCGAGCAGGTCGGGGGCGACAGGTTGACGCTCCGCGAGGAATACCAGCCCCGCCTCGTTCGCAGCATTCTTGATCGGCGGCAGGGGGTCGTCGTGTTGCCTTGCGGCGGTGGAAAGACGATTTCCGGGGCCGCGGCGATCAAGGCAAGCGGAGAGGCCGCGCTGGTACTCGTCCATACAGAGGATCTGCTCGATCAGTGGGTCAGCGCGATCCGGTTCGTGTTCGGCGTCGGGATGGCTCCGCGAGTGGTCGGAGGTGGAAACCACGATCCGCGGCCGCTCGCGCCGGGCGAGGTCTGCATCGGGATGGTGCAGACGATCCAGCGAAACCTCGAGGGCTACCGCGAGATGGTCGCATCAGCAGGCTTCCTGCTGGTGGACGAGGCCCATCGAAGCCCCGCGGACCTGTTCGCCGATGTGATCCGCGCGAGCCCCGCTCGATACAGGATCGGCCTGTCGGCGACGCCCGAGCGCGCTGATGGGTTCGGCTTCCTGCTGGGCGCGCTGATCGGTCCGATCATCTTCTCGATGTCGGCGCTGGAGTTGATCGATCTCGGCTACCTCAGACGACCCTTGATCGTGCCGGTGCTCACGAACTACACGCCATCGCCAGCGACGCGCGAGTGGATGATCACCTGTCCCGATTGCGCGGAGAGCAAGTCGGCGCGGCGGAAGAAACGCGCTGAGCAGACAATCGCATCACGGGCCGACAAACTCGCGCTGAGGCGAGGCGTCTTGCACTGCAAGCGAAAGGGCCGGCGCTCGGTGTCGTGTCGACACGTCTTCCCGAAAGACCAGCAGATTTCGCTGGGGGCGACCATCCAGGCCCAGGTGACGACGGAGTGTATGTCGGATCTGGCGCGAGTCGATCTGATGGTGGATCTCGTCGTCGCAGGCGTTGAGGTTGGGCGGCTCGCCCTCACCCTGGCGACGAGGAAGCCCGCCGTCCGAGAGATCACCCAGGGCCAGATTTCGCGCGGAGTACGAGCGCGAGGGCTCACGTCTGCGACGGCGCGCGGCGATCGACAGGGCGCGATCGCTCGGTTCCGAGCTCGCGAGTACCAGTCGATGGTCGCGACACAACTCGCCGACGAGGGGCTGGATGTGCCCGCGCTCGATCTGATGGTGATCGGCTCGGATGGAGCGCACTCAGGAACAGCGCAGCAGCGCGCCGGCAGATGTAGCCGGCCCACCGGGCACGAGGTGCCGGTGGTTCTCGATCTGGTGGATCGCTATCCAGGAAGTCGCCGGCGATGGCTGCGCCGCGCTGCTGCGTATCGAGAAGCATACGGTCCGGAGTGCCTGCCGGTAGATCGGCCTGTTTCCACCGACCTTGCGATGGCGGTCGTGCGCGCTCTCGACTCTGGAGATCGGGCGATCGCTGAGGGCCTGTTGAGCAGGAGTTGAGCCGGACGTGTTATGTCCGAAAGCGGCTACTGCGCTTCTTTTTCTCGGCCTCGGGGGTAGATCCCGGGTGAGCAAGGAGGCCGCATGGCAGCGATTCCGCTGGCGCTTCGGGTGCCACGATACGAGGGCGAGATTCCAGGGCTACCAGCCCGCGCGTTCACCTTCACGAACAGCGAGCGATCTGACTTCGCCTGTCCGCGGAAGTGGTTCTATCGCCGCGCGATGCGGTTGGAATCAAACCGGACTCCGCGCCCTCTGTCCTACGGTCGGGCCTGGGCCGACTGTATGGAGGAGGTCTACACCTGGTGGATGGAGCGCGACGAACCGTATCCGCTCCGGTCGGTGCTCGGTGCGGACTACGGGGAGGGCGGCGAACAGCGCCAGCCCTGTCTGTTCTGCGATGGCGCGCGGTGCGCGAGGTGTCGAGAAACAGGGCTGTGCGCTTATGCTCGGACCTTGGACGAGTGGGGCCATGCCGTCGCGAGAAACCGGATGGATCTCGAGGAAGCGGAGCGCGATGCGATCGTGTTGCGTCGAGCTCTCCGCGGCTACTTTGAGGTCTACGGTGTGGGACCGTCCGTCGACTATCGAGTGGTGGGCGTCGAGCTCTCGCTGTGCGCTCAGGTCCATCACCCGCTGACTGGTCGCCCTTACAAGCCTCGGATGTACCTGCTTCGCACGGAGCAGGGCTACCGAATGCCGTTGCCCGGCGAATGGGCAGAGGGGAAGCCCGCCGCGGGCGTCACGGTTTCCTGGCCCTGGTACCAGGTCGGACGACTGGACGCTGTACTCCAGCATCGTCGGACGGGCGCGCTGTGGGTGGTTGAGTTCAAGTCGTCAAAGGATCCCCTCGGGTACATCCGAGGCGTCAGCGTCGACCCACAGACCACGGGCTACACCGATCTGCTGGAGCGGTCGATCGACGCGGGCCTTCTTCCATTCTCCGGGCCGGTCGTCGGTGTCCTGTTCGATGTCGCCTCCTCACAACTCCAGTCCGCGCCGGCGCGGCTGAAAGATCAGAAGCTGTCGAAGAAAGCCCCGGAGCGCGAGCAGGGGTTGGAGTGGAAGGTGCCGCGCCTGTCTACGGCGAAAAACAAGACCACGCCGAGCTGGTTGTACCGCGACGCGATCGCGGTCGCGACGCCGACGCCGGACGGACAGCATGTGCCGCTGGAGCCGTACCTCGATCACATTCGATGGTGCCGACAGACCTGGGATCAGCGCCTCTACCAGCGTGAGTCGTTCGCCCTCGGGGCCTCGGACCTCGGGCGATATCGCGACGAATCCTATGGGCTCTCCGCTCGGATCGCGCGGCAATGGAGACAGGTGGCGCGCGCAGGTTCCGCGGAGGAAATCAACCTGGAATTCCCGCGTGTTCCCGTGTGCCGCATGGGTCGAGGCGGTTGCTCCTACTTCGGGCCGTGCGGCTCCAACACCGACCCGACCGAGGAGAAATTCTCCATCGGGAAGGGACAGACCTGGGTGTTCACGACACCCGATGACCTGCCGGGCTCGCCCGACATACCGGGCTCGGATTCGCCATCGGCGTCACCCAGCCTGACCACTCTCACCAACGAGGAGGCCGGATTCTGATGGCTTTCACCATACGGCGCGCGGCTGACGCGCAGACATCCTTCTTCAAGATCCTCTGCTACGGCGATTCTGGCGTCGGGAAGACCTGGCGCGTGTCTCAGTCCGGCGAGCCCGGATCAAAGACCCGCGTGGTCGGCCTGCTGACCGAGGCCAACGGCGTCCACACCGCGCGATGTGCGAACCCCGACATCCTCCTCCCCGAGTGGGCCGATGGCGATGACGAGGTGCGCCACTACGCGAAGACAATCGGCGAGGTTCGCGAGGTGATCGTAGCGATCCAGAACGGCGTGCTGGAGGCTGACGTCCTGGTGATCGATGGGCTCACCGAGATCCAGCAGATGATGAAGGACAAGATCCTCGAGTTGAAGCAGGGCCGGCTGGACGACGATCCGAAGACGAAGGGACAGCGGGCCGCGATGGCGATCGGGGACTGGGGCACGCTGAACGAGTGGATGCGGCGGTTCCTCCGGACGATCCGGAATCTCCGGGTCCACATCGCCGCGACGGCGCTCGCCGAGGTCGAGGTTGAGCACGTCGGGGAAGACGCGACCATTCGGCACATCCGGCCGATGTTCCAGGGGTCGAAGCTCCCGAGCGGGGCGGCGCAGTATTTCAACGTGGTTGCCTACTGCTACTGCTCTCGCCCGCGCGCGGTGGGGAAGACGGCGAAGGCTCGCGCGACGCAGCGCCTGGCGATGGTCGAGGGTTCGTCCAAGACGCAGTGCAAGCCGGCGCCGCCGCTCGGGGGGGTGCTAAGCTCTCCCATCTACGATTGGCTGGCGCAACTCGCCGCCGGTCCCACCCCGAACACGAATTCTGCCCCGAAGGGGTAGATCATCCGGGGGCGAGTGGCGCTCCCACCATCCTCAAACCATGAACGAACGAGAATCAGGAGATCAACGATGACCTGGGATGGAACGATCGATCCGAACGCAGAGGATCACCAGAACAACGGCGGGGGCAACCGCACCCGATACTGCAAGGACGGCCGGAAGGTGCTCGCGCCCGTCGGCTACGAGCGGTGGGACTCCCGCAAGGGGACCAAGATGCTCACCGTCCGCTGCGTCTGCCTCGTCGACAAGGCGAACGTGGGCGACGAGGGCGCGGTGGTGGAGCGCAACTTCGCGCTGACCCGGAAGGCGGTGGTCTTCTTCGGCCGCTTCGCCAACGCCATCGGCCACCAGGACCCCGGCTCCGTGTTCGATGACGAGTACGTGGAGCGGGTGCTGAACTCGGGCTACTTCGAAGGCACCGTGCAGGTGGAGTCCTACGACAAGCAGGACGGCAGCACGGGCGAGCGGTCGGAGATCAAGTTCTTCGACCCCTTCAACGGCTCGCCGGGAGCGCAGTGGGATACCGTGATCGAGGCCGCGGTGGCCAACTACGAGGGCTATCTGGACTGGCGAGCGGAGAACCCCCGCGGTTCTCGGTCGAGCAGCAGCGGAGGCGGCCAGTCCGGCGGGGGTGGGAACGAGCGGCCCAACTACAGCTCGGACGATATCCCCTTCATGTGGATTGGCGCGATGCTGCTCCCCGCACTGGCCGCGCTCGGGGCCGGTGTGCCGCTGCCCATCTGAGAATCAAGGCAAATCCGCACGCTCGCCCGGCGCCTGGACGTTGGGGATTACGACCCCGCGGGGCCTACATGAAAGACGGCGGGGGTTCCAGGGCTCCCGCCGTCCCAGTTTGGAGGGAGCGTGGAATGTTTCGTTCTCGGGGTAGATCCCGGCGCGAATGGGGGCGCGGTGCTGCTGTATCCGGGCCTGCCGGCGCGGTGCGCGGCGGCGTGGGTGTGGAAGAAGCGAACGAGATCGGGGCTCCCGGTGTGGGAGGTGCGGTCGCTGATCATGGGACAGCTCGGACCCACTCGGAGAGTCGCGCCGATGGTCGCGGTGGCGGAGTTGATCCGCGAGTCAGCGAGGACGATCACCGGAGGCCGGGCGTATCTGCTGGGGTGCGAGGATCAGCAGGTTCAGCGGAACGCCGCGACGGCGCTCGCGACAGCGAGAACGGCGGGGAGGCTGATAGCGCCGCTGGAGCCGTTGGCGCAGGAGATGTCCTGCGAGCTCGTTCGCGCGTCGGTGTGGCGCTACGATCTGCTCGGGCTGAACCCGAACACGGGCCGCGACACAGCGAAGGAGGCCGCAGTGCGCGGGATGCCTCTCCGGATACAGGGGCTGGGGGTCGCGATCCAGCGGATCAGGGGCGGCGCGGAAGCGGCCGACGCCGCGGGCGTAGCCGAGTGGGTCAGGCTCAACGTCAACTCCACCTGCCCGGAAGTCCAGCAGATCGAGTGGGCGCTGAACACCCACCCGAAACGGGCGAGGAAGGGGCGGAAGAAGCGGGCGGCTCCGCGCTTCATGCGGATGGACCTGGCGCGCGAGCCCTGGCGGCCCAGGTAGTCTTGACCTGGGCCTCACTCATGGAGGATCGCGGGCTTCGCCGGTCTGTCACGGACAGACGAATCTTGATGGTGACCCGCGCGATGTCGTGGGGATACAGCGCGATCCGGCTGGACGACTACATACAGTGGGTCTTCCTCTCCGGTGATCGATGGCCGCGATGGATGCGGAAGCCCGGCCGCTCCTACCTGGGGCTGGAGAACCTGCTACGCCGTTCCCACCTGCGAACTCACATGCGAGAGGCGCTGGCGTGGGTCGCTGAGAAGAACGAGCAGACGATCGTGATCTACGACGGCCAGCAGTACGGCGGCGAAGGGTAGATCCGAAGCGAGCGCGGGGGCGAATCGCGATGGCTGGCTGGCTGGACGGACTGAAAAAGAGAACGATCCCGGATGTACTGCCGGCGCTGGGACTCCAGCGCGGACGGATGCGTAGCGTCGGACCCTGTCCGCTCTGCGGAGCCGAGAAACGATCGGCCGGGGATCGGCGACTCGCGATGGGGCTCAACAGGAATGCGCGCGGGCTGAAATGCCACGTCTGCGACGAATCCCTGGACATCGTGGACCTGTGCGCGGTGAAGATCGCCGGGTCCCGATTCAAGGAACTCGGCGAGGAGGGGCGGGCGAGACTCCGGGAGGAGTTCGCGGCTCGCGGATGGACGGATCGAAGTCGCGGCGCAGGGCCACGCTCCTCGCATGTCTCGGCTCACCTCGGCGAAGCAGGGAGGGCGGCGGGGAAGCGAACGGCTCGGCGCGCGAAGTCCGGACAGGGGTTCGCCTGGAATTCGAAGGATCTCGCCCTCGGCCCTGACCGGCTGAAGTCCGAAGACGGGGCGCGCGCGCTGCAGTATCTGCGGGCCCGAGGTTTCTCCGATACAACCATCGAGGCTTGGGGGCTGGGCGCGCACTTCATCAGGAAGGATGGAGAGATCCGCGAGGAGTACATCTCGATCCCGATGAAGGATTCGACCGGCAAGATCGTGAATTGCCGGTTCAGGTCGGTCGATGGCCCCTGCCTCTACTGCTGCCCCGACCCCGCCACGGCTGAGCGCGGGAAGGGCTGCGATCGCTGCAAGGATCGAGGCGGGGAGATGACCGGTCGGGTGCAGAAGCGGTATCGCCCATGTACAGGGAGGCCGCTCCCGCTGTTCGGCTCTCACCTACTCGTAGAAGATCGCACCTGTCCAGTGCTGGTGCTGGAGGGCGAGCTCGATGTGATCGCCGCGTGGGAGTACGGGCTGCAGGGGAACGTGGTCACGGGGACCGCGGGAGCTGCGACCTTCAAGGAGGAGTGGCTGGATCAGCTGGAGCCCTACCAGTCATTTCTGCTGGGGATGGACGACGACGAGCCCGGTAACGACGGATCAGAAAAACTCGCGACCAAGCTGGGGCGCTATCGCTGCTCACGCCTCCGGTTCCCCGAGAACGACCTGGGCGAGTGTCTGCGAACCGGCATCCCGAGAGAGCGGATCAATCTGGCGATGGTCAACGCCTCCCCGATGGTCGCGTCGACCTTCCGCAAGGCCGACCACTACATCGATCCGCTGGAGGATCTGATCGAAAATCCGGATCGGCTCCGGGGGATACCCACGCCGTCGCGGCGGCTGAATGACAAGCTCGCGGGCCTACGCCCTGGTCTAACCGTAGTGACCGGGGACACTGGTTGCGGGAAGACGACGTTCTCCACCTGGATTGGCTGGTCGTTGGCGAAGATGGGCGTGGGTGTGATGGTCACCAGCTACGAGCAGAAGCCCATCGGGACCGTGCAAAAACTGCTCCGCATGGAGATGAAGGGCGATTTCACGAAGGGGACGAAGGAGGAGCGGCGCGCGTCACTGGTTGAGCTCGCCGGCAGACCGCTTTGGCTCCTCGACATCTACGGACACCAGGGGTTCCAGGCGGCAATCGACGCGGTGAGGTATTCGATCCGTCGTCACGGATGTCGTTGGTTCCTGATCGACCATCTCGGATTTCTGATCCCAGAGGATGAGCAGGACGAGCGGCGAGCAACGGACAAGGTGATCCGCGCGCTCGCGATTCTCGCGAACACTGAGGAGGTGATGATCTGGCTGATTTGCCACCCCAGCAACGCCTATGTCTCCCAGCGTCGCCGGCCGATGTTGACGGACCTCAAGGGTGCGTCCGCGATTCGACAGGATGCCAGCGATGGACTGGTTCTCGTCCCACAGAAGGTCACGAAGAAATCCCCCTATTGCAGCACCAAGATTTTTCTGGACAAGGTGCGATCTGAGTTTGGGAAGTCGGGGACCGAGGTGGTGCTTCCCTTCGATCCGGTGGCGCTCCACTACGCAGACGCCCCTGAGGGACTACCGACGCTCCAGCGCGGCGATGTCACCGTAGACCCAGCATCTTGCGCACCGAACAGAAAACGCGGAGCCCAGGGTTAGGCTCCCAACGACCCCCACGGAAGGAGAACTCGATGAATACCACCCTGCTCAACCTCAACCTCGGAGAGTCGGAGGGAGTAGCCATCCTCCGCACCTTCTCGGGCGTGCGAAAGACCGGTAGCGAAGCCGCCGGCGTACAGCTCGACCTGTTCATGTACTGGCCGATCCGTACTGCGGGCGAGGCTCGCGATCTGGAGTCGATGATCCCCGGCGCGGGCGCGGCCTATGCCGATCGGGACAGCCGCGATGACGACGACCCCGTGCTGGTGGACAGCAACTCCAAGTCCAAGTACCAGGACGATTCTCGACACCTGACTCTCACGATTGCGACCGACGGCCAGAGCGGCGGCGGGCGAGTGGTTCTGTCGGGGGTTCCCTGCCAGGTGATCCACGCGCAGTTCAAGACCAGCAAGCGCGCGGCCTCCTTTGAGGTGAAGGCGCGCGTCTTCGGGCTGACACCGGATCACGTCGGCGGCCTGACCCGCGCCCTGCAGGAGCACGTCGGCGTGACGATGGCGAAGGACCAGCAGAGCCTGCTCGGCGCGACGGTCACGGAGATCAATGCGCATCGAGCGACCCCGCTTCCGCGGGTCGGTCAGTTCGCCATCGGGCGCGATGAGGCCCGGAAGATGCGGGTCTCCGGGATCGTGGAGGCGATCGAGTCGGACGAGAACGGCCGTCGCGTTCGCCTTCGCGGGCTCGGCGGAGATACCGTGGCTGAGTCCTCGACCTTCACGCTGGGCCTGACCGAGATTCAGTCCTCGATCAACGTGGTGCCCAACAAGGGGCAGACCGTCGAGAAGATGCTGGACGGCTACATCAAGAAAGCCAAGAAGTTCGATACGACTCCCTCGATCGCCGCTGTCATTCAGGCCCTCGGGGAGATCCACGTCGGCAACCCGACGCCGGGTGAGTCCTGGTTGCTCTCGTCCGCGGTCACCAATCGCGCCGCGAAGATCGATGTGGTGAAGCAGGATCGGGAGGCGCGGGCCAACGAGTCGTAATCGCGCCGCCCAGGGGTAGATCCACTGGGCAGGAGGCGAGAATGCGACGAGACATCATGGGCGCGGCGAGTGTTGAGCGGGCCACCGAGATCGTGTTTGGATCCGGCGGCCCGCTCCGTGCGGCCGGGCTTGAACTACGACCTTCACAGCGGACGATGGCCCTCGAGGTCGCTCGCCGGATCGACTCCGGCGGGTGGTCGATGGTGCAGGCCCCGACCGGAACGGGGAAAGGAGCCGCCTACCTGATTCCGGGAATCATCGCGGCGTTTCGCGCCGAGGTGGATTGGCGAGCGGGTCGCCGACCTCCCGGCGCGAAAACACCCGGGAAGGTGGTAGTTTCCACGGCGAACATTGCTCTGCAGGGCCAGATGCTCAACAAGGACATCCCTGTGATCGCGCGAGTGCTGGGAGCGAATGTCCGAGCGGTGGGGATCAAGGGTCGGCAGAACTACCTCTGCCGGCTGTCGCTGGAGTCCACAGATCTGCTCGGTTCGACCGATCGGCGGATCCAGCGGCTCCGCGACTGGTCACAATCGCCGGGCTGCTCCGGAGATCGAGAGGATTTGGATTGGGATCCCGGAGCGGCGTGGCGCGAGGTCAGCGTCATGGGGCGAGACTGCATCGGCGACAAGTGCCGATTCTTCCGTCCGGTCAGTGGACCTACCTGCTTCGCGGAGTCAGCTCATGCTGGCGTAGAGCGGGCGCACGTCGTGGTGCTCAACCACTACATCCTCCCCCTGTTGCCGGTGATGTCCTCTGTTCTGCTCGCAGTGGATGAAGGGCATGAGTTGGAGTCGTGCGTGAGGAAGATGCGCTCGCTGGACGTGAGCCAGAAGGGGATCGCTGACCTGGGGACCAAGTTGGAGAGGCTAATCGGACGGAAGCGAGCGCAGTCTGAAGTAGTCGCCCCGGCGATGGAGGTGTTCCAGGCGCTGGAGATTCTGGCAGAGCGAGACCCGCAGGCGCGCGGCCGCTCCCCCATGTACTCGGTAGCACTCGGGGAGCGGTGGGACGGCGGGACGATCAAGCCTGAGCGGCTGAACCTGATTCGCGACGCCGCGAAGGCCGTGTTCGATGCCTGCAAACGAATTCCCGATCCTGAGGAACAGGGGCGAGCGATCAAGGTAGCGACGACCTGCTCCAATCTCCACGGGAAGTTGGTCGCGCTGCTGAATGGTCGCCCCCCGGAGGGGTCCTCCCTCAACGTCGCCGGTCCCTGGGCGACATGGGTGGATGTGCGCCGATCTCGGCGAGGCACCCACCTCACGGCGAAGGCTAGCCCCGCAGATGTTGGCCCCATTATCAAGAAGATGATCGACGATTACCCTGCCGCAGTGATCGCATCGGCGACTTTGACGGCTGGCGGCGCATTCGACTACATCCGCGCAAGCATGGGCGTCTCCTCCGACAAGGTCGGGGACGGGATGGACTTACCGTCGCCCTACGATCTCCCGAAGTGCGGCGTGATCGTCGTTCCCAGAGATGCGCCTGATCCAAAGGACTATCGGGCGTGGCAGCGATGGGCCCCGCTCGCGGTGAGGGCGGCGGTTCATTCGGCCCAAGGTCGGACCTTGGTATTGTCGACATCTCGTCGGATGATGGACCTCTACACCCTGGCAATCGAGGATTCGGGTTTTCCCGTGAGATCGCAGGGATCGGCCGGGCGAGCGGAATTGATCCGCTGGTTTACCGAGCAGACCAGCGGGGTGTTGATCGGGACGCGATCGTTCTTCCAGGGCCTCGATGTTCCAGGCGAGTCGTTGTCCTGTGTCGTTGTGGACCGGGTACCGTTCACCCCGCCGGGCGATCCGTTGGAAGATGCTATCGGTGAACTCGTAGCAGAGCGATCAAATGCCAGCAGTTCGTTTTGGGCGCGATCGTTGCCACGCGCCTGTATGGTGCTCGCTCAGGCGTCTGGCCGGCTGATTCGATCATCTACGGACCGAGGCGCGGTCGTGCTTCTCGATCGCCGGATCGTCCGCGGGTCGATGTCCAAGCTACTCAGGGCCGCGCTGCCCCCGTTCCCGTTGTCTCACGATATGGATGATGTGGGCCGAGCGATCGCGGGGCAGCCGCTCCGAGGTATTCAGCGAACGGCTCGACCCCGAGGTCGGGCGCTGCGGAGGAGCCGCCGATGAAACTCTACGAGGTCGTGTCCGTCGGGATGGAGGATCTGCAGAAGGCGGTTCAGTCTCCACAACTTGGAGCTCTCCGGGCCCAGGGGTACCGGGTAGTCGCATCCATGCCGGTCGAGGAGCGCGGAAAGACGCGGCTCGCGTTCGTGATGGAACCACCCGACGAGGTGGTTGAAACAGAGATATCGGAGGTGCGGACGAGCGGCCTATCTGTGTCTCGTCTGCAGATCTGGATCACGATTGCCGCCGCCGCGATGGCCGGGTTCGGCGTAGCCGCTCTGGTGGTGGTAGGGATCGGTGTCGCGCTCGCAACCTAAGCGGCAGACTCTCGCCCCTGCGGAGCGGGTTCGACACCAGGGATCGGCTCATCTGAGACGAGAACTACCCGAGTCCTGGCTGGTATCGGCTGTCTCGGGGGACTTGCTGATCTCAGCATGGAGTCCGGATCGGTCTTTCGTGATCCGGGTGTTCGCCACCGGTAGGGGGTCGAACCGACCCGTACCGATCCGGCTCTACGGTCGGACATGCGCGCCTCACCCCTTGGCGACGGAGTGTGCTTCGCGCGCAGCAAGGCACCCAGCCGGGGGGTTGGTCGGCTTCTTGTTGAGACTCACCCCACCCAAAGTGCTCCGGGAGCAGGTGTTCGCCGGCGACCAGTCATTTGACGGAAAAGCGGCGCTGGAATGGGTGGAGGCGGTCGCGCGCGCCCACGCACAGCGGATCGACGCAGACTACATTCCGGGCCGGGAATCTCAGCAAATACGAGAGCGGAAGCGGGCCGATCGAATGGCCGCCGCACGGCGTGAATTGGCGGCAGAGTTGGAACGCGCGGCCGAGATGGCGGCGCTCCGGAAAAGTTGGACGGTCCGGCGCGGACACCGCCAGCAGGCCTCAAGGGTAGATCCAGATGGAAGGAGCAAGGGTGACGGTGGGGCTGACCAACATCTCGTTCGGGACGAGCATCGTAAACGCCGATCCAAAGGATCGACCAGTGACGGTCATCTTGCCGAAGAAAGGAGATCCCGACCGAAATCTAAAGGTCCGGATCACGCCCGGACAAAAGGTTCTGGTTCGGGGATCTCCAGATCCCGCCCAGGACGGGCTTTGGGAAGGCGATCCAGACGGAGTACTAATGAGGCCGAACAGCCGTAAAATCGCGTGGCCGCCTGAGCGGCTGGATGTGGGGGTCGAGTTACCGGCCGCCGTGTGGGCTCGGTGGGTCCGAGAGATCGAGGCATGGAACCACATCACCTTCGGGTCGGGGGCGGCGTGGATCAACCTGACCGCAGACGAGGCGATGGAGGCGCTGCGCCACTTCAAACTGTCACCGCTGGTGACCGGCCTGACAGCGGAGGGCCGCGCCGGAAGACTCACCGTCCACTACGCGGCAGCGTCAGCCGTGAAGCCGGATCAGCTCGCGCGCTCGACCCCTGGGACATCGAAGATCAACCCCGAGCGGTTCGTGATCACCAGTACCCAGGGAGACCAAGTCCGGTTCGCGATGATGCCGGGGCTCCCGAGCGAGTTGAAGCGGATCGCCGAGCCCTACCTGAACCCGGCGCGCGCGTCGGCGGAACAGTCACTCCGAGCAGCCCGAGCAGCCGTCACCGACAGCGAATCCGGCCCGAGGCCGGCGAGAGATCAGACCCTCGCGACAGATCGGATGACGCGCTCGATCGCGACGCTCACGCAGTCGATGGGGGCGCTCAACCACGCCCTCGGCAATGCCGCGAACCAGATCAAGCAGGCGAGCAAGGCCGCGCTGACCCAGGAGCTGATCGATACGATCAACGCTGGTGGTCTGCAGCCCAACACCACAGTGCCGGTGATTTCTACGGGAACCGAGTGGGTTCCCATCAAGGAGAGGAGCAAGGACCCATGAGCCACAACAGACACGGGCGAGCGACCGACGCCCCAGGCCAGCTGATCGTCGCACGATCTGGTTACCCAGTCACCGAGAAGATGCGATGGAGGACGCCGCCCGAGCTCGTCGCCGCCATCGAGGCGCGCTTCGGCACGATCGACGTGGACGCCGCCGCAGAGGACGCGAACGCCATCGCGGCGCGCTGGTTCACCGCCGAGCAGGACTGTCTGTTCCAAGACTGGCGGCGCGGACATCGGTTTCAGAGTGGTGATGCATATGGTCCAGCGCCAGACATCGATCCAAGCAAAATTCGAACCATCTACATCAACCCACCCTGGGGTCCGCGCGGCGTCCCGAAGTGGGCGAAGGAGCAGCACCCCACCCGCGAATTCAATCCGTTCATCGGCACGGGTCGGTTCGTGCAGAAGGCGTGGGAGGAGTCGCGCCGCGGCCCGACGGTGCTCGCGCTACTGCCGCAGTCGCTGGACGCCGTCTGGATGAAACCCTGGCTGGTACGCGCCGACGAGATCCTGATCGGCCGACGCTTCCGCTTCCTGCGGCCCGACGGCACCCGCGCCGACCAGCCGCCCGGCGGACATCTGCTGCTCGTCTTCCGGTCGCATGTCCCCGAATCGGGCTGGCCCGGCGGCCCTCGGACTGAGTGGGACTGGAACCCCCTCGCCTCGTCGTGATGGGGTAGGAATGGAGGACCATCTGACGACAGGGGGGACTGTGGCAGATCAGTCGAGCAGTGGCGCGAAGCCGAGCGGAATGAGCGCGCCGATCCTTCGCGGAATCAACGGCGGCCCGGAGGACTCCCCTTTCAACTGCGTGGGCTGCGGGGAAGGCGGCGCCGGTGACGAGGTGCAGCCCCATGCCGGCGATGCCCAACACCAGCGAGTCGCCTACCCGACCGATCTCCCGGTCGCGTGGCACTGGCTGGACGATGATCCTATGACGGGCCGCGCGGAGAAGCCGCTCTGTCCGCTGGTGGTGCTACGGAAAGCGTGGAACCGGTGGAGCGTGATCGAGCCGATCGAGTGGCGCTCCCTGGATCGGGACGGCGCGCGGCCGCTCGTCGTGTCCGGCGGATTCAAGACGCCGCGCGCCGCCGCGAAGTGGGCGGTTGCCGAGGTAGAGCGTCAGCAGACCGGGGGTGAGTACCCGGCAGAGGATCGATGGCTTGACGGGCTGGCATCAAGCAACCCCGGACCGGTCCAAGGGTAGATCCGAGGCGAACAGCTGCAGGAGGCACCGTGACCGAGAAACTACCCGTCGAGCTCGTCAATCACCCCGACCACTATGGGGGCGAGAAGAACCCGCGCAAATACCAGCGGTCTACGATACCCTTACGGTATGGAATCACAAATACGGATCGTCTGTAATGACGCTGGGCGCTCTCCTTCTGGAGAGGTGCTTGTCACCTATCGGTGCAGGTGCGGCACTGAGCGAAATATCACGCGAAGCCGTTCTCGAAAAATCAAGTCATGTGGTTGTATTCGCGTAGGTCGCCGACATGACTTGCGTGGAAAAGTTTTCGGGGATCTTACAGTTATCCGAAGAATAGAGTCGGGGGAGAAGCGTGGCAAATGGGAGTGCTCTTGTAGGTGCGGAAGGACTCGGTATGTCGGAACCGGTACTCTCAATAGAGGAAAACAGAAAGGGTGTGGTGAGTGTAGGAGTTGGCGCGGACCAGAGAATCCAAGGTGGAAGGGTGGTCGAATTCGAAAACCCTCAGGATATGTCCGAGTCTGGGCACCAGATGATCCGCACGCCAATCAAAGCGGGTATGCGCTGGAGCACCGAATGGTGATGGCGCAGGTCATTGGTCGACCGGTTTTCTCGGATGAACAAGTCCATCATTTGAACGGGGTCAGGGATGACAACCGGCCCGAGAATCTGGAACTCTGGGTTGGGGGGCACCCAACCGGTCGTCGGGTTGACGACACAGTGATTTGGGCTGTTGAAATCCTGCAACGGTATGCGCCTGAGCGCCTTGCTTCGGAAGGAGTTGATCGGCCAAGGTAAAAGGACCGCTGATGTACTGGAGTAAAGACCCGAAGAAGTGTCGGTGGATGACGTGTAATAAGCGCGTTCAGACGCCGGGCTATTGCCGGGTTCATCAGGCCGAAATGGAGCCCGATCCTGATCTGATCGGGAAGGGGCCAAGCGACCTCGCAGACGCGAGCGGAGGTGATGAGGTGGCGAGAATCTGCCAGATCAAGGACTGCACGAAGCGACACAACGCTCGTGGCTATTGCGGGACGCACTACAACGTGGCTCGGGGGATGAAGAACGAGTCCCCCGACAAGGCCTGGCCCTCGGTGCCAGAGGTAATGCGCCGGATCCAAGAGGGGCCGCCGAAATGCGCTGCGGATGGCTGCGCCGAATCCTCGCGGACGCGCGGCTACTGTCGAGACCACTACAGCTTCGCTCGGCGCCTGAAGACGATCACCGGTCGATGGCCGGGGCCCCGAGACTTCCCCGGCGATCCCGGGCGCGACCCGAAGGAGAGCCTGTCCACCCTCAACACCGCGGTGAGCCGTCGCGAGCCGCTACACCCGAGCCGGCCGCGCACGGTGGTCCGGCCTTCATCGACCCCCGATCTGATGGACCCGACTGTCGGGTCGGCCCCTCCCGAGAAGGCCCGGCCCGCACCGTCGCTTGTCGTTCCCACGATGCCGTGCCAAGCACCAGACGAGCCAACTCCCGGCCTCGTTGTGCCCGAGGTCCGCGCACCCGGCCCACCAGAACCCCCACCAGAACCGGCATCTGAGATCGGGCCGGCCCCGGAGCCCGACATGACCCTAGCCCTGACCAAAGACCCCGGCCCGACCCCGGCCCCGAAGCCCGACAGCATCCTGGACACGATCCAGTCGGTCGTGGATGCGAGCGCCACGCTGGAGAGCGCGTCTACCCGATATGCAGCAGCGATCGAGGCGCACCAGCGCGCGCTCGCAGGCGCGGCCCAGGCCGACGTGGACAAGGCGCGGGTGGAGATGGATCTGGATCAGGCGACCTCCGAGATGGAACAGGCCGAGCAGAGCCACCGCGACGCCCACCGCGCGCTCGACTCCGCGCGCCTCGAGTTGAGCCAGGTCCGACTGAGGATGAGAATCCCCTGATGACCGATCAACCCGACCGCCCGAACCTCGGGAAGTCGAGGTTCGACCGCGACCTGTCCACCTTCAACGACGGACTCGATCGCCTCTACCGCCGCTCGCTGGAGCGACACAACCAGCAGATCGAGGACGCCGCCGCCGCATACCTCCAGAAGCACGGATGTTGGCCCTCCGAGGTGTGGGTGACGATGCCGCTCACGGTGGGCGACCCCTCCAGAATCGGGACAGGCCCTCGCCCCAAGGGGGTGAAGCTCCAGACCTACGACTTCGGGGTGCTCAACGAACGCACCGTCCCCGGAGAGCAGTAGCCCGGCCCTATGGTGGGCCTGGGCCGGTTGCGATACGATAGGCTCGCACCGAGCAGAATAACTATCGACTGGTGAGCGATGCCTCCGCAGACTCCTCCTCCCGGCGACGGATTCCTCCCCCGCTTCCCCGGAGAGTCTGAACGCGAGTACAGGATGTTTCTGCTGTGGGCCATGCAGGACCCGATGAACCGCGTAAAGGCCCTCACAGCGCGGGCCTTCGGCTGTTCACGGAAGGTGGTCCGCAACAACAAGGAGCGGTTCCAGTGGAAGGAACGCGTCCGACTCGTAGGCGTACACTCCGGATCTGACGGCATCGCGTTCCGCACCTTCCTGGAGCACTACTGCGATCCTCACGGCGTCAGGGCTATCGGAATCGTGCAGCCCAACATGCAGATCACCGGGCTGGTCACCCCTCTCGCCATGATCCGCTCCAGGCTGAGCACCAGCGGGGACCCCACGGACTACGAGCGGAACTCTGCGATGCGGGCTGCCCTGGAGGGCCTGGAGGATCTGTCTGCCGACCTGATCGGCGTCGCTCCGGCGAGGCGACCGCAACCGCGGAGGTTCAGCTACGGACTGGAGAACTGGGCCTACGGCAAAGACCCGCCTGAGCCGCGCGCGGAAGCGCCTCCCGAACCGGAGCCCTCGCCAGAGCAGCGAGAGGCGTCCCGCCTGACCAGCGAAATCGTGGGCGAGGAGCCGACTGTCGACCCGAAGGACGCGCGCGGTATCCGGGTCGATCCGGATCGTCGGGCCCAGCGAGTTGAGGAATACCGGAAGCTGGTTCGCGCCTCCATCGGGGTCTATGCCCGACAGCTCCAGACCGGGAAGATCAAGTTCTCCGGGCGAGATCTCCAGGGATTGATCGATCTCGATCAGGCGCTGATGGGGTACGACGAGGAGGAGCGCGTCGGTCCGCAGGAGAGCGTGCGGATCAGGATGGCGCGCGCGTCGGGTGAGAGTCTGCTGCCGGCGCTCCAGCGCGACCATGAGGAGCTGGGTGTGATTCTCCGGGCGCTCCGAGATCATGAGGAGCAGGGCCGCGAGCACCTGGCCGTCGAACTGGAACAGGCTCGGGCTGCCGGGCGGGTTGTCGATATCGCGGGGCAGAAGACGGCGTAGTGCAGATCTGCACGTCGGGGTTGACGTGTCCGCCGATCGGCGAGTGCTCGCCCGGGGCGAGGAGCTACCTCAAGTCCTGCCGTGAAACGCGAGAAGGCGGCCCAAAAGCCGCCTTTGTCAGAACTGCACGCCGCTCTTGACGATCAGCCGTTCTGGCGGAGGGAGAGAACCATCTCGCCGGACTCGCGATCCTTCAACAGCCGGGGCTGAACGCCGATGCGATCGAACGCCTTGAAGGAGGGGTTCTTCCCGGTCCAGGCCGAGCGGTGCGAGCGGTAGGACGCGGAGATCCCGGCCTCGATCATCTGATCCATCGTCACGACGATCTCGGTCGCCTCATCGGACTCGCGCAGGCCCCACAGCTGGGAGGCGATGGCGTCCCACTTCGACGGCCGCTTGGGCCGAGCCGCCTTCGGCTTCTTCGTAGCGCGCTTCTTCGGGGTCGTGGCCGGCGTGCCATCGCAGTCGCCGCCGCCCACGCAGTCGCGAGCATCGTCGTTGTCCGAGGTGTTGGCGTCGTCCGCGCCGTCGGTGTCTCCGTCGCCGGGGCCCTCGTCGGTGTCGGTGTCGGTGTGGATCGGAGAGGGATCGATCACGGCGGGCTCGTCTGAGGTGTCCTCGGCGGGCTCGACCGCCACCTCGGCGAGGGGAGTGGGCTGCTCGGAGGCCGGCGTGTTCTCCAGCCGTTCGCGCGCATCCGCCATTTCCTGCGAGAAGTCCGCGATATCGTTGGTGAGGTCGTCCTCGGTGTCAGCGATATCGGTGGTCATCGTGGGGTCCACATCGAAGGCGGCAGGCTCGGCGGGCTGAAAACCATCGGCCTCGTCCTGCAGGCGCGAGCGAGCCGCGGTCAGCATGTCGCGCATCCGACCCGCGGAGTCCAGAGTGTTCCGCGGGTAGTCGGCGAGGGTGGCGCGGCAGAGGAGGCGCAGACCCGCGCGCTTCATGTCGGTGATCTGTTCGTCGGTGATGGAAAGGAGGGCTTCGCGGTTCGTGATCGTGGGGAGGGACATAGTGCTCTCGGCTTGTTGGTGGTGTGGTCGAGGAGAGGGCCGGGGCGGCCTCAACCGCCCCGGCGAGGGGCTACGCGGGGGTATTGCTCTGATGGCGGGTGAGGACCCGGATCGTGGCGAGTCGGGCCCAGTCGTCAGTCGGCGCGAACTGGACCGCCTGCGAGGCCTGCAGGAAGAAACCCGCCGCGTACTCCGCGAGGCGGTTGTTCGTGACATCGCCGAGGTCATCGCGATCCAGAACGATGCCCATCAGCGCGTCGCCGAGGAGGGCGAGGTCATAGGCCAGCCGACCCGCGGAGGTGAGCTTGCGACCAGCCTCCTTCGCGGTGTGGGCGATCGTGTCGAGCCCGCGAGTACCGATCTCGATCGACTCGTCCAACTTGCCGGCGGGCTCGCAGAGGGTCGTCGCGATGCTGCGGGCGACCGTCGTGGGGCTGCGGCGCACCGCGAGGGTGAGCTGGGAGATGATTTCCATCGCCGCGTTGGGGGAGGTGATTTCGCTGTTGAGGTTTCGGGCCATGCTCTCGCTCCAGGTTGGTCAGCGGTTTTTGTCGCTGCGTTCTTATATAGTATAGTCCGCCGTGAGGATAACCAAGCCCCCTGGTGGCGCCCTTTTCCAAAGTATAGGTGTTTCTTGCATTTGGCTTGCGAGGGACTGGTTTCTCGTTGAGTCCTCGCCCATTCTCTCCCGCGTCCAGATACTTAGGAAAAAGCGTCCCGTCTAGCTTACGCGCTATTACAACGGGCTATATTAATAGGGTAACGAGCAACCCGAACCGCGAGAGCACAATGAACTTCACCACCGACTCCATCTCCACCTCTCTCCGCGAGCGCCTTGGGCTGCTCTCGATGACCATCAAGCCGGACGGCGAGAATGATCTGGAGGTCACCCTCCGCTTCTGCGCTGACCGCACCGAGGCCGAGGGCATGGAGTGGACCCAAGACGCATGGATCGAGGTCGACGCGCTCTTTGAGGACACCGGTTGGGAGCCCGATGGCGGCGGCGAAACGATGACCAATCCGGAGATGATCGACGACATCGAGAGCGCCTATGGCGAGGTCGCTTACTTCTTCCGGCCCGACAGCATCTAAACCACCACCCGAACCGCGAGAGCAACACATGTTCACCCTCCCCGCAGCACTCCTCGGAATCACCGCCGATGCCTTCAAGGCGATGGACTACGACTTCCATTCCCTCAGCTTTGAGCCCGCCCCCTTCTCGATGTACGACGACGACGACCAGCCCGAGCAGGATGGCGATTTCGTCATCATGGTGTGGGATACAAACGACGACGACACCGTGCCCTCGATCGAAATTGAGGGCGAGATCAGCGCGGTGACCGCGGCGGCGAAGGACTGCCCCGTTTGCGCAGCTATCGTCGAGATGGTGTGGGACGAGGCGCAGGCGATGAGCGAACGCGCCTACGACGACGGGAGCCGGGGATGGTAGCCGCGAGCCCTCGCCTGTCCGATACCGTGGGCGCGATCGATCGGTTGGAGGTGTTGCGGATTCGTCACGCTGACGGCGCGCGCGATATCTGCGCTGCTCAGATGTTGGTGCTCACCACCTGCGTGCAGGACATCGTGGAGGAGTCCATCGGGTTGGTAGCGGATCGCGAGATCGCGAGGGATCGGATCGGCCATCTGTTGACGTACTGGACGGGGGTGGTCACGGAGGCCGACCACGAGGGGTAGATGTCCGGCATGGAGGCTCCATGCCGCTGCACCCTGAAGTCGAGTCCTTTCTGAGGGGCGCGCTGTCCAGATTCGGACGCGCGCCTCGGTCTGTTCTGGAGGTTGGATCGCTGATCATGCACGATCACGATCCGCGCCCGTTGTTTCTGCGCGCGAGTTACCTCGGTCTAGATGTCCGACCGGGACCGGGCGTCGATCAGGTAGTCCGAGGAGTACTCGACTGGCCGGGCGCGATCGACGCTGACTGCTTCCTCTGCCTACAGGTGCTGGAGCACGACCCGTTCCGGGTGGACACGCTCGATGCTGGGATCGCCGCCCTCGCCCCCGGCGGTGGGCTGATCGTCGTGACTTGCGCTGGTCCCGGAGCGCGACCGCATGAACACATGGCCACCCCGGTCCCAGGGTTCTACTCGAACGCCAGCGCCCACATGATCACGTCGATCATCGAGCACGCCGCGCGTGCTCAGAGGTTGGAGATTCGATGGTTGGACGCCGAGTACCGTGGCGCGCCGGGAGCGGACGGACCTGGCCTTCGGACCTGCGTAGCCGCTGAACTCGTCCCCACGATGGCGACGGGGCTTTCCGTCCGGGTGGCGGACGCGCGCGCGCTGGCTCGGATCAGCGGGGAACCATCGCCACAGGTCTGCGCTCTGCTCTACTCGTTGGCGCACCTTTGCGACTGCGGGGAGGTGGTGACCGTGGGTGACTTCACCCCACGAGGAGTGCTCGCGATCGTATTGGGTGCGGTGAACCGTCACCGGCTGCTCGGTGGGCTCGGCTACTCGGAAGGCCCGAGAGTGTTCGTTGAACCGAGGCACGCGGGCATAGTCGATCCCGTTCGTAACGCTGCGCGAATCACCGGGGTCGCCGATGCGCTGCGAGTCGGTGGCTGGGGCAAAGGGACGATCGGACTGCTTCACATCGCGAACCCTGGATCGGCGAGGCGCGTCGTCCCGAGGATGGAGGACTACGACCGGCTCCTCCATCAGCGAGAGGCGGTACTCGTGGTGACCGGTCTCTCCAATCGCCAGTCCGGGATCTTGACGTCGGAGATAATGTCGAAGGGGTGGCAACCCTTCGGCGCGAGCCTGCTTGGGTTCGATGGCTTCATCCGGGATGGGCACCCGGAGGCTAGTCGAGTCCGGCGCGCGATGTCGTTGATGTCCTTCAACACACCCGCAGATCACGATCTGCGGCCGTCGGGGTAGATGATCAGCAGGGAGGGCGGGATGCGTCCTTGCTCTCGCCGTGGGTTCCGCCCATCGTTCGGGTCGATCCCCCAGATGGATCCCCGTCACCCGCCCTCCCTCTGTTTATCTTTCCTCCTCGCTTGACAGGTATTCCTTCCACGATACCCTCGGGGTGGAGGTCCGATGTCAGAGCCGCAGGCCACCGCCGTTGCAGAGATGGTTCCGATCTCCAGGCTGACGCCGTGGGAGGACAACCCGAGGCTGAACCGCGAGGCGATTCGCCCGATCTCGGAGTCGATCAAGCGGTTCGGATTCGGCGCGGTCATCATCGCTCGGCGCGAAGACGGGATGGTGATCGCCGGGCACACTCGGCTGGAGGCCGCGAAGCTGTTGAAGATGGAGGAAGTGCCGGTTCGCTTCCTCGATCTGTCTGCAGAGGAAGCGCGGGCGCTCGCGCTGGCAGACAACCGCCTCGGAGAGCTCGCGAGTTGGGATGGCGACAAACTGGCACATGTGCTCGGCGATTTGCAGACCGTTGGTGAGTCGATCGACGATCTCGGCTGGTCGGACACGGAGGTGAACGCGCTTCTGGACGACATCACGATCACGGATGTCTGGAAGGGGATGAACAAAGGCGACGGCTACACCCCGCGGACCACTACGCTCACCTGTCCGCACTGTAAGAAGACCTTCAAGAAATGAAGGTTGTATCGACGTTCTCGGGTTGCGGCGGCAGTTCGACCGGGTACAAGATGGCGGGCGCGGAGGTGCTCGGCGCGGTGGAGTGGGAAGGGAACGCGGTGGCGTGCTACCGCGAGAACCACCCGAACACGACCATCTTCCACACGGACATCTGCAAACTGACCGCTGAGGAGGTGATGAACACCCTCGGGATCGCGCGCGGAGAACTCGATCTGCTTGATGGCTCGCCGCCCTGTCAGGGGTTCAGCACCAGCGGACGCCGAGTATTGGACGATCCGAGGAACGCTCTGTTCCAGCAGCAGATGCGGCTGGTTCGCGAGATCCAGCCGAAGTGCGTCGTGCTGGAGAACGTCGCGGGGATGATCCGCGGGAAGATGAAGAAGGTCGCCTTTGAGGTGATCGAGTCGCTGGAGTCGCTGGGCTACCACGTCAACGCCGGGCTGGCGCGGGCGACCTGGTTTGGTGTCGCCCAGTTGCGGCCGCGGGTTTTCTTCGTTGGCTCGCGCGAGCGCCGTCCGGATTTGCCCGAGGCGACCCATCGGCATTTCGTATCTGCGGGCCGCGCTTTGGCTGGCGTCATCCCGGACCCAATCACGCCGCCCGTGACCGCGCCGAGCGTTCGTTTGTTCCTGAAGCACGCCCGCCCTGGAGAGAACGGGATGAAGGTGTTCCGCCGGCTCGGGCTGAAACGGGACACGGAGTTCAATCGGATTCTGATCGACCCCCGGAAACCGTCCCCGACGATCCCCAAGATCAACATGATCATGCACTGGGAACGAAGGTACCTCGCCCCCAACGAGGCGCTGGTTCTGACCGGGTTTCCTGAGGACTACAAACTGGTGGGGAAGTACCGCCAGCAGATCGCGCGGGTAGGCAACTCGGTCTGTCCCCCGGTGTCCTGCGCGATCGCGCGCTCCCTGATGGCGCAGGGGCTGGTGTCCTCCTGACGGCTCAGGGGTACTACCCGAGCAGACAGGAGAGATTCGATGCCTGACGCCCCGCCGCTCCCCGATCTACTCGGCCGACGAGCAGAACACGGGCTCGCTCCCCGCGCGCCTGTTGAGTACGACGGCGCGCCTCTGCAGATGCCCGGGGTGGATCGCTGCGTGAAGCGAACGACCATCGGCGGGCCGACCACCGGACAGGACATCCGGCTGGTCGTCAGCGCGGGGATACTCGACTTCCTGCTCGGCGTCGCAGAGAAGTCCCCGACCCAGCGCGCCGAGATCCGGACGGCGGGGATCATGGTGGATACCTGCCGAATCAGCGGTGGACACGTCTACCAGATGCTCACCCTGGAGGGGGCCGCGCCTGAAGCAGAGATCCCGCCACTCCTCCGGGCCAGCGTAGGAGATCCGAAGAGGGCGAGCGGTCGCTTCACGGAGCCGCCGCGCCGCCTTCCAGATGGTCACAACTTGGTGAGTCGTCGGATGGTCGGAGGGGAAGACGATCCGCGAGATTTCCGGTTGATCGTGTCGGTCGAACTACTGCGGTCCCTTCGGGATCGCGCCGTCGCTTCGACCACTCGACGCGCCGTGGTTCATGGCGCGGGGCTGGTGATCGACCAGTACGAGGACGGGGCCGGTCGCCCCTACTTCGTGCTGATGGTCATGGGCCGCACGCCGGTCCCGGAGAACCCCGCGATCGTCGCCGCCGGTAAGTCCGTGGGAGGGTTCTGATGTCTGGAGACTTCCCCATCTCGGCGGAGGACATCGCGAGGCTCACGGAGCTATTGAACCCAAAGCCCGGCGACCTTTTCATGATCCGCTACCCGGCGGGCCTGACTGGAGAGGAGCAGCGATCGCTCGCCCATTGGGCCCAAGCCGCCCTGAGATCCTACGGCGCAGGGGCGCTCCTCGTTCCGGTCGGCGTGACCATCGAGCGAACCAGCCCGGAGTTGCTGGACGCGGCGCGCTGGCTTCTCGATCGGGAGCGGGGCGGGTGATCCCCGGAAATCAGCGGGCTCGGATGATCGACGCCGCCGCGTTGCGGTCAGCACAGTCGTGGCTCGCCCTCAAAGGCGACTACCCGCTGATCGAGTTGGCAGCGACTACGCATCGGAATCTCCGACGCGAGCCGATGTCCTTCCGCGACAAGCCCTCTTTGGTCGAGATGTACGCGGACTTTCCGACCCTGGATGGCGCGGACATACAGAAGGCGGTGCAGACCGGGCTCTCGGAGTTGATCACGCTTCTACATCTCCACGCGGCCGGATGGAAGAGCCGAATCGCCGCGCTGGTAATGCCGACCCACGACCTACGAAACCGGTTCGTCCAGTCGCGGATCGACCCGCTGCTGGACGGCATCCCTTCGTACCGAGATCGCGCTGGTGGTGTGCTCCGCGAGCGTGGTCGGAAGAAGGCTGCCGAGAACCTGAAGGTGAAGCGGTTCGGGGATGGGATGCTCCTGTTCCTCGGTGCGAATTCGCCCGGTGACTTCGTGGAGTTTTCGACCGACATCATCACGATCGACGAGTTCGATCGGTGCCTCACCCGCGGAGAAAGGAACGTCGCTAAGGCGCGGGATCGCCTGAGGCACAGCCCCTACCCGCAGATGTTCCGGGTGGGGAACCCGAGCATCCCGCGGTTCGGGATTTCCGAGGCGTTCAACGCCGGCGATCGGCGGCAGTTTCATTGGCGGTGCGACCACTGCGGGGAACGCCAGCCGCTGGACTGGTTCGCGAACTTCGTGCGCCGCGAGGACGATGGGCGCTGGGCGCTCCGAGATCGCTCGCGCGCCGCGGATCTGGTCGCAGACCCGACTGGGCCGGACATCCGCCCTACCTGCCGGCGATGCGAGGAGCCGTTCAACCGCATCGCCGCCGGCGCAGCATGGATCGCGGCTTCTCCCGGCCGACGGCGCTCCTATCGGATGTCCAGACTAGACGACCTGAGCGACCGCATCTACCAGTTGTGGACCGAGGAGTGGGTGCCGGCGCAAAGGTCGAAGATCAAGCTGGCAGCGTTCTATTCCTCGGTGCTCGGCCTACCCTATGAGGACGCCGCAGCGAAGCTCACGCACGGCGCGCTGAAAGCGTGCTGCACGGGCGAGATGAATGACTGGGATGGTGGAGAGAAGTACGCGGACGAGCTCGTCGTAATGGGAGTCGATGTCGGCGCGGTGCTCAACGTCACGGTGGACGTGATCCACTACGACGAGGATTTAAAATCGACCTACCGGCGCGCGGCGTTCATCTGCGCTGTCTCCTCGTTCGCAGCCCTGCGCGACATCATCAAGCGCTACCAGGTCAGCGTCTGCGTGATCGACTCCAAGCCAGAGACACGGAAGGCGCGCGAGTTGAAGGAATGGGCGCTGAACGATCATCCTGATTGCATCGTCTGGCTCTGCGACTTCTTCCCGACCGAGCGCGTGGGCGCAGACGAATACGGGCTTCGCGTCGACTACCAGGCTCAGGTGATCCGCGCAGATCGGACCCAGCTGCTGGATGCGACCCATGAGGAGATCGTCCAAGGGCGGCGGGTGCTGCCGTCCGACTCCGACTTGATCCCGGACTTCTTCGACCAGATGCAGGCCCCGGTGAGGATGCTCTCCCCGAAAGGAAACCGCTTCATCTGGTCGAAGGGTCCGCCAGATCACTACCGATTCTCGGACAGCTACTCGCGCCTCGCCTCCGACATGGCGAACTCGGGAGGAGGCTTTGTGTCCTGACCGTTTCCCCGCCTTGGGATACTTGGGCCCAGCGGACGCGCTATCATGGCGCCTGCGAGTCGGGGTGTTCAATGACGGTGATGGATCTGGTCTTCCGGTATCTCCGGCGCTTCTTCGGAGTCTGGAACTACCAGCACGGGACAGGGGGCACCCTCGATCTGAGTAGCGACGGCCCCAACTACGTTCATTCGATCGCCGTTGAGTCGATCGATGAAGCCGGCACGGTCCAGATCAACTCCGACGACGTGATCAACTTGGACGCGGACGGCTCGTTGGTGCTCAACCCCCAGGGGATGCTTCGCAACCCGACGATCGCCTTCTCCTCTGCCGTCCGCTGGACGGTCGAGTGGATCGACGCCTCCTGAGCTGAAGGAGTAGCTGATGCCCACCCAGATCGGCGCAGGCGGCGCAGTCCGCAGAGCTCTCCGGAAACGACCCGCGCGGCGGCCCTGCCTTGTAGCGGTGCAGGGAACGATCACGATCGCGGCAGCCGAGGATCCGGCGTTGAACGCTGCGCTCTACGATGGGAAGACGACAATCCCCATAGACGCCCGGATACTCGTCCCAAACCAGGGGGCCGCGTCTGGAATCTACCTGTTCAAAGGGGCGGGGAACGCGCTGGTGCGCGCCGCGGATATGTCTGGGAACGCGGACGTCTTGGACACGATGGAAGTTCGGATCGCCCAGGGTGGGAACGACGGCGAGCAGTCCTACCGGCTGACGACCGACTTTCCCATCGGCGGCTACATCCTCGGGACGACGTCGCTCCTGTTTGAGAAGGACAACTCCTCCCCGGTCCCGGGCCAAGTGACCCGCGGGTGGAAGTCGGTCGCGGCCAACTACGCGATCGGCTCCACCGACTACACGGTGGCGGTGGACTCGACGGGCGGGGACCGCACGATCGATCTCCCAGACGCCGCGGCGAAGGTCGGCCGGATCGTGGTGATCTACAAGTCGGACGGCAGCGGGAACAAGGTCATCGTGCGGGTCGATCCCGCGAACGCAGGCCAGCGCATCCAGGGCAGCCCGAGCGTGGAGTTCACCTACCAGTGGCAGGGCGCGCCGTTCCAGAGCACCGGGACGAACTGGGTACACGTCGGCGGGTAAGCCGGGGCACCTGGTAGACGAGCGCGAGCGAGCGGGTTTAGACTGCGAGCCGCCAGCCATCACATCGCTCTGAGGTCTGCTCCATGCTTCGCTTCCCCATCGCCACCACCGCCCTCCCCGGCGTCGTCAAGCTGTCTTCGGGCAGTGGCGACACCGCGATCGCCGACTCTGAGAAGGGGGCCGCCTCGGGCGTTGCCTCGCTCGACGGGTCCAGCAAGATCAACGGAGCGTGGCAGGTCTACGGTACCACCTCCAACACCGCCCTCCAGGGTTCCGAGAAGGCCGCCAACAGCGGCGTGGCCTCGCTCGACTCCAACGGAGAGGTGGTGCAGATCCCGGCCGACGCCGAGCTGAAGGCCCTCGCCGGCCTCACCAGCGCCGCCGACAAGCTGCCCTACTTCACGGGCCTCGGAACCGCCGCCCTGGCGGATCTCTCCGCGTTCGTCCGCGGCATCCTCAACGACGCTGACGCCGCGACCTTCCGCGCCTCCATCGGAGCCGTGGACCAGAACGCGGTCGACGCCGCGAAGGAAGGGCTCGACATCAAGGACTCGGTGCGCCTCGCCACCGACGCCGCTCTCCCGGCCTACACGCCGGCCGGTTCCGTCCTCACCGCGGACGCCAACGGCGCGCTGACGGTGGATGGTGTGGCTACCGCTGACGGCGACCGCATCCTGGTCCGCTCCGAGAGCGGAGCCAACGAGAAGTACAACGGCATCTACGATGTCACCGACAAGGGCGCCGTTGGCTCGCCCTACATCCTCACCCGCTCCGCGGACGCCAGCACGGCCGCCGAGCTGTCGAAGGGCTCGATGCCCGTCGACATCGAGGAGGGCGCCAACCAGTCCCACAAGTGGTACGTCGTCACGACCGCCCCCACGACGCTGAACACCGATCCGGTCACCTGGTCGCTGTTCATGTCCTTCCAGATCTCCGCGGCCACGCCGGCCGCAGTCGCCGCCGCTGGATCCGCCGGATCGAGCAACCTCGTCAGCGCCAGCGACCACGCCCACGCCCACGGCACCCACGCCTCGGGCGACTACCACACCGAGTACTCCAAGGCCGACGGCTCGCGGGCCTACACCGGTGCGCAGACCTTCGCGGGCATCAAGCTCACCCGCCAGGTCAAGACCGGAGCCTACACCGCGCTGATCACCGATGACATCATCGAGTGCGGCTCAGGAACCTTCACGATCACCCTGCCCACCGCGGTCGGGAACGTCGGCAAGGTGTTCTGGATCCGCAAGGCCAAGGCCGCGACTGGCACTACGACGGTGGACGGCAACGCCGCCGAGACCATCGACGGCGCTGCCACCCAGGCGCTGCTCGACAGCCAGGGCTTCGGGATCTACTCCGACGGCGCCAACTGGCAGTACATGCCCTGAGTGATCGGGCCGGGGTAAAATGGGCGAGTGCGCCCCCTGCCCCGCCCACTCTACCGTCACGATCATCGCGTTCTGGACGCCCTGCTCCCCGTTGCTCGGGAGCGGGGCGGCTCGCTTTCTGGCTTCGACCTCGAGGGCCGCTATTGCTTCGCGGCCTTCAACTACCCCTCGATCGCGGCTGTCGGCGAGGCGCTGGAGACAACACCACCAGCGGTGGCAGGGGTGTCTGTCGTCGCGGAAATGGCGGCGATCCCGCACTACCCATTCAGGGTCACCTTCGCGTGGAGAGCCCGACGCGGCTGATCCTCCGAAGGGTTCACCGCGCGAGGGCGCGCGAGGCCTGCGTTAGACTGGAGCCCCACGGAGGCGGCGATGCGCGTTCTCGATACCCCGGTGATCCGAGTCGGCCCGAAGCCCGCACCTCAGGTGGGTGGTTTTCTATCCCGGCGTGCGTCGGCGCAGGACCAACGTGGTGGGCGAGGGAACCACCCGGCCTATCGGGAATTCGAAACCGCTGCGGGTGCCGCTGGCCTTCGCACGGCCGACCCCCACCGGAACCTAACGACCGAGAACATCTGGCAGATGTATTGGCGCGTGCCGGACGTGCGCGCGTCGGTGGACTCGATCACCCGGCGAGTCTCCACAACGGACTGGAGCGTCGTGGTGATCGAAGGCGCGGTGGATCCCGAGGAGGAACCCGAGCGGCTGACCGAGGGCCTGGAGGTCGCGCGCGAGGCTGCACGCTGGCTCCGCGCCCCGATGAAGGGGAAGACCTGGCAGCAGTGGACCACGATGCTAGTCAACGACCTGCTGCTGTACGACGCTGGCGCGGTGGAGAAGGTCCGCGAGGAGAACGAGCAGTTCCTGCAGGAGTTGGTCGTCCGGCGCTCTGACGACTTCTGGCCATTGGGCGACGAGCACGGCGATGTGTCGGAGTTTGAGCAGCGCGTGAACGGGAAGGCGGTCGCCTTCGTACCTGACGATCTGATCTACTTCAACCTGTTCCCCAACACGACGACGGCACGCGGGCTGCCGATTCTGGAGGCGTTGCTGAACGAGGTGATCGGGATCCTCCGCTATTCCGAGCGGGCGATGATGACGCTGGACGCATCGGAGATCCCACCGGGGATCTTGTTCCTGACCGGGGTGGCCGGGAGAGCGGCCGAGGACACGATCCAGTCGTTCATCAAGGACAAGGGCAATGATCACAAGATGCGGGTGCTCCACTTCCCGAAGCCGGGAGCGGGCACCGCGGAGTGGGTGAAGCTCGACCACTCCCCGAAGGAGATCACGATGGGGGAGATCGCCGACCAGATTCGGCGGTCGATCTACCGAGCATTCGGCGTCTTCCCCGTGGAAATGGGCCTGACCGACGGGATGCCGCGCGCATCCGCACAGGTCCAGCTGGACGCCTCGGCGTCACATCTCCTCCGACCGATCCTGGAGTTGTTGCAGGAAATCCTGACCACCCAGGTGCTTCCACTGCTGATCCCCGAGGAATGGCGCGGGCTGGTGCGCTTCGCTTTCGACTTCACCCGCGACCTGACGCCGCAGGAGGAGAAGGATCTCGCCGAAGCGGATCGAAAGCTGATCGACGGCGGGATCGCCAGTCGAAACGAGGTGCGCGCGCGGCGGGGGTGGGCTCCGAAGGAGGACGCGGACATCCTCACGACCACCGGGCAGGTTCACCCGCTCGGGCCGCCACCGACCCCAGATGAACCCGCGCTCGACGATGACCCGCCGGACCCCGAGGACGATGATCCTGAGGGCGAGGATCCCGATGACGACGATCCCGATGACGACCTACCTGATAGTGGTGATGCCGCGCCGGGAGAGGTGGAGGAGTCCGTCGGCTACGAGCACCAGTGCGATCCGGGATGCTCGCACCACCAGCGAGCCCCCGGTTCCGGCGACGACCTACCCTCCGACTGGCAGCCCGCCGGGCGGTTTAAGGGCTACCGAACCCTTCCGCTCGCAGACCTCGCCGCTGCCGTCAGCCGATACCAGCGCACCGTCACGCCGATCTGGAGGGAGGCGCAGGACGACTTCTTGGCTTCGCTGTCCGCAGCCTATGCAGACGAGGAGATCAGCGCGGGCGAGGCGGCGAACCTGACCGCAGATCTCGGGATCACGCTGGCGCGCCTCGCGGATCGATGGGAGGCGGAAACCGCCGAGCAATACCGGGCGGCGGTGGATCTCGCCTGGGAATTCGCTCGCGATCTGACTGGCGTGGACCCACTCGGCGAAGCGCGAGAGATCGCCGACGCCTACCAGCGCCGAGCGATGGGGTATCTGCTCGGGGACGACGGCCCGCTGGAGAACGTGCGGAACAGAATCCGCGCCATTCTCGCCGCGGTAGGCCGGACGCGCATCGCTGGGAGAGCGGCGTCCGTGGCGATTCCGGATGACGTAGAGCCTGGAATGGACGCAGAGGATCTGCTGACCGCGGCAGCGTCATCCTTCCAGGCGAACGAGCATCGGATCGCGAACTGGAGCGGCAAGCTGGTGGAGCTCGCGAACGACGAGGCCGCGAAGCAGATAGCGGAAGCGGCATCCTCCAAGGAGACCGGCGAGCAGGAGATTTGGAAGGTCGAGTGGGTGAGCGTCGGGGATACCCGAATGTGCGGCACCTGCACCGATCTCGGATCGCGCGGATTCATGCTGGTGCGGAACCTGCCGACCGTTCCCGGCGGGGCGACAGAGTGCGGCGGACGCGATCGATGCGTGCTGGTCTACTGGCGCGATGCCGAGGTAGCGGACGGCACCGCGGTACTGCTCGGCGGCGGGAACACGGGGGAACCGCTCTGATCCTGCGCCGGGTTAGGCGGCGAGGAGAATGGACCCCCGTGTGGTCGCCATCTATAACCGAGGGACGGAGTTTCCCATGCAGAAGCGGACCCTGGCGGACCTGATCGACGGACTGGACCTCGGGCTCGCCCGTGTATGGGGCTCTCGATCCCACGCCGATGCAGAACTACAGTCGCTCCCTGATGGACTGGTGCTCGATGCTGTCGAGTCGCTAATCCCGGATGGGGAGTCCCGTTCGTTGACGGTTCACCGCGTCACCAGCGTGACGTGTTCCGAGCGCGGACGGATGCCCGGCCTCCCCGCCGCGCTGTTCGCCCCGATGTCGATCCGCGTCAGCGGACCGATTCAGCGACACGAAGGCGAGGTTCCTGAGGGCGACGAGCCGCCGGCCGAAGATCCGTACCAGATCGAGGGCATTGCCAGTTCAACCTCCAAGGACTGGTACGGCACCGAGATGGCGAAGTCCGCGCTGGATCAGATGGAGGCGCAGTTCGTCGCTGGTGTCTCCCTGACTCCGCGCCACAACGGCTGGTGGTCGGTGGTCGAGTGGGACGAGGTGATCGGCCTAACCAACGGCGCGCGGATCGAGCGCGCCGAGGTCGCGAACCCCTCCGAGCCACTGGAGCCCGGCTACCTGCTCTACGTCCAGGCGGGCGTCTACGTCCAGTTTGAGCAGGGCGCGCAACTGCGCGAGCGGGTCAAGGCCGAGCAGCCGATCGGCCTTTCCATCGGCGGCTGGTTCACTGATGTCCGGATCATCTCGGACGAGGACACCGGGGAAGTCCTCCGGATCATCATCCTCGCGGTGGAACTCGATCACCTCGCGGTCACTCGCTCTCCGGCGAACCCGGACGCGATGGGTCTGCAGGCGATTCGCTCCCGGCTGGCCCGCGCCATCGGCGTACTCGACGACCCCGAGGAGATGCGCCCGACGGGAGGGGTGGCCCAGGCGGCGGTTCGGACGGCGCTCGATGACGGCACAGGAACACGTGTCGCTGACGCAAAGGCCGCTCGCGCTTCTGCCGAGATCGACGGAGGGGCCGATAACCCCGACTCGGGCAATCCCGCGCCCGAGATGGACACCGCGCCCGAGGCCGATGATACTCGGACGAACGATGGTGGTCCGGTCGCTGACCCCATCGAGGACACCGAGGACGCCATGTCGCTGACCGCAGAGCAGATCCGCTCCATCATGGGTGAGGCCCTGTCGCCGCTGACCACGCGGCTGGACGCCATCGAGGCCCGCACCGCCGAGCCCATCGAGGGCACCCCGATCGACACCGCCGACGCCGACGAGCTCGCTCGCCTGCGGACGCAGAACGAGGCGCTGCGCCAGCGTGTCTCCTCGGCCGCGACCTCCGGTCGTCGCCGGTCGCTGGTCCCCGATCACGCCTATG